CGCGCACGTGTGCACGCACGCCGATGAGTGGTCACTGCTGACACATGGCGTGTGAGGTGATGACACATGATGTGGTGGGATGGGACACCCCACACGTCAGTGGATTACACATGATGTGGTGTGTACTGCACGCTCACCGTCATGCCATGCTCACGGGGTCCAGAGATGAGTTCCGTATTACCGAACTGACCCCGATCTGACCCAGGGAGAGACCCCCTCCGGGGGAGAACTACCGGGGATAGATAGAGAGAATCTGAGCCCAGGACGGGAAAAGCCCAGGTCAGACCCCGAATGGGCCCCCCTTGCCAATTGACCAGTTCGGTAGATAGACTATCCCACATGGTAGACAAAAGAGAGGGAACGGCCCACCCCACCGAGGGGCAGCCGACACCCGTGACACGCACACGACGTACCCCCCTGACCCGCATCGTGGAGATGCAGCTGCACGACCCCGACACCGGCGAGGTCCGGGTCTGGCACAAGGAGGAGGTGATCAAGCGTCGAGGCCGCTCCGCAGGGCAGATCACCCAGTCCGAGTTCGCGATCCTCTACGACGAGCACCTGCCCCGGCTGTTCACCCTGACCGGCATGGAGCTGCGCACCTTCATCGCGCTCATCGACGACATGGCGTTCAACGGGCCCTTCCGCTACTCGACCGGCGAGCTCGCCGTGCAGGTGGCCGGCAGCCCGAACGCCGTATCCCGGGCGCTCCGCTCGCTCAAGGCCCAGGGCTTCGCCATCGAGGTCGGGCACCGCGAGCTGTACCTCGACCCCCGCATCGTGTGGCGAGGCGACCCGGTCGAGCGCAAGCAGGCCATCGACCTCCTCGACAAGCAGGGCCTGCTCGTGAAGCGCATCGTCCCGGCCGAGCCCGAGGCGGTGCAGCCGTGAGCGACTGGGCCGACGCCGACCGACGCCGCCAGATCGCCCTGACCGACGCCCGGATGCTCAAGCGCGTGCTGACCGTGACGTCTGCCGCCCAGCTGAGGGTGCCGACCCGGACCCTGCGGGTGCTGACCAACTCGGTCATCGACCAGGCTGACGAAATCGAGTCGCTTCGCGACAGAGAGAGCCAGTCGGCGCCGCGCGTGATCACGACCATCAAGGAGGCCGAGGCCCTGCCCGAGGGCGCCGTGATCGTCACGGCCGGCGGCGAGTGCATGGAACGGAGCGACTCTGCAGAGTGGAGCTCCTGGTACGTCTTCGCGTCCGAGATCAGCGTCTCGCTGCTCGACGACCAGCTCCCCGCCACCCTGATCCACATCCCTAACCCCACCACCGAAGGAACCCCATCATGAAGCAGACCGCCACCATCCGTCTCGGCATCAAGTCCTCCCGCCTCGCGCCCGCGATCCACGTCGGCCAGCTCTCCGAGGACGGCAATCGCTTCACCGACAAGATCGACATGACGAACCAGGTGCTGCACGCCGTCGCCCAGCTCGTCCGCGATCACCACGGCGGCAGCCTGACCGGCCTCCTCGCCCAGCCCGACGGCACGCAGGTCGCACTGTTCATCTCGGCGTCCGAGCCCTTCGAGCCCGGCGAGCAGACCCGCGCTGCCATCGCCGAGGCCGGCCAGGGCGACCAGGCCGTGCAGGACCCCTCGTGAAGCGGATGCGCCTGGACCCGGTCATGCTCGAGGTGATGCCGACCGAGGTCCAGCTGCAGGCCCTCGACGCTCAGGACAACTGGATCGACCCGCTGCTCGCCACGCTCGACGACTCGACCGCGGTCCGCGTGGCCGCGGCGATGGAGCTGGCGTACCGCGCGGGCATCGTCCAGGGCGGGGCTGCTGTCCTCGAGCTCGGCCCCGGCGAGACGGTCGGCGAGGGCCACATCTTCCCCAGCTTCGGCGAGCTGCTCGACGTCGAGGCCCCGCGCCCGGCCGAGCCGACGCCGCTGCAGACCTCGTCGATGGCGGCGCTCAAGATGCTCGACCTCCGGCCGCGCGCTCGAAGCGTGAACCTCAACGTCAACCTCGTGCGTGAGCTGTGCGAGAGGGCGCTCCGTGCCTGAGCCGCAGCAGCCCGGGCCGCTCTTCCTGTGCGGCGGCAGCGAAGAGCCGGGCCCGCGCGACGAGTGCCCGAACGCGCTGCACGACCACCCCCTGCCGAGCGGCTACACCGACGCCTTCGAGGCCGCGGGCGCCCGGACGCGCAAGGGCTGGCACAGCAGACGCTGCCCCGACTGCAACCTGTACGGCTGGGTCCCCCCGCTGACCACCACGACCTAGGATCTCGACCATGACACTCCCCAACCACTCCCCCCTTCCGATCTCCCAGACCCTCTTCCCGCACCAGATCCCGCCCGAGGGCGACTGGCAGGCGTGGTGGATGCTCGGTGGCCGCGGTGCCGGCAAGACCGCCGCCGCCCTCTCGTGGTCCGCGTCCCAGGCAGCCGAGGGCCGCGTCGTCCTCTTCCGCGCCCCGGGCATGGGTCGCGAGCGCCAGTCGCTCGACCACCTTTGCCGCTTGCTCGACCGCGAGGGCGTCACCTACAAGGCGCGCCCGTCTCAGCAGCGCGTCGAGATCACCGGCCCGAACGCGATCGGCGAGGTCCGCTTCGGCCCGGCGTGGCGCGGCATGGACTACGACGACCTCGTCGTCGACGGCTTCCACGAGTTCGACAACACCATCGAAATCACCGAGCAGGTCGACCCGAACTCCGCCGCTGAGAAGCCCCGCGTCCGCAAGCGCCGCGTCTCACCCCTCGAGGTCAGCAAGGATGGCCGCGAGATGAACGGGCCCCGCGACGAGATGCTCATCGGCTGGCTCTCCCGCCTCCGCTCGGTCCGCCCCCGCCTGGTCTTTACGGCCGAGCACGAGCCCGCGCCGGACGTGCGCCGCACGATGCTCCGCCTGCAGCCCGCCAAGGTCAGCGTCGCGTGGGCCGTCTCGCCGCTCTCCCGTGACACCGTGCACGACCGCCTCGCCAACTGGGACTTCGAGCCGGAGGTCGCCGAGTGATCGCCGACATCGAGACGCTGCGCGTCGAAGTCCAGAAGGCGCGCGACCGCGGCCGGCTGCCGGGCGTCCAGCACGCGATCAGTGGCTGGAACCCCGGCGCGTTCGAGCCGCGCGAGCTGCCGGCAGAGTCGCTCGCTCGCGCACGAGTCGGCAAGTTGATCGAGAAGCAAGTCTCGGATCACATGCGAGACGAGCAGGATGCAATCTTCCGCCTGGCTCGCCATATCGAAGCGACCGGTGAAGAGCGCGGCATCCTGGTCGAGGAGCTGCTGCCGAGTGCCAACGCCGGCCTGGAAGGGCTCACTCTGCAGAGCCGTGTCAGGCTGTCTCCCCTCGTGCCTCAGCGCACGATCGCGCGCCAGGTCGTCGACCACTTCGAGGACGTGACCGAGTGACCCGGCGCTACCGCTCGACGACCGTGATCGCCCAGGTCGAGGCTGAGACTCTCGCCTTGCTCACGGGCGGCGCCCTGCCGATGCCGGAGGCCGCCGTGCGCCACGCAGAGGGCCAGCTGGCCTGGCCGCCGACCGCGCCCGACGAGCGCTACAAGCTGGTCCGGGTCGAGCGCCGGTTCGCACGCCTCGCCCGCCAGCTGCAGAAGCGCCTCGCCCCCAACCTCGAGCGCTTCGCCGAGCGGATGCGGGAAGCGCACGCCGAGCGCACCGAGGCCATGGTCGAGCCGAACGGGCCCGACACGATGAACGCCCTGCAACGAGTGCGCGCCAAGTGGCTCGCCGACCACCCCGAGGAGAGCTGATGTCCCACCCGAACCTGACCGTCGTCCCCACCGTGAAGAAGAGCGAGCTCCGGCGGCGCATGTCCGAGGGTCTGGGTGTCCCGATCAGCCTCCTGGTCCAGCCCCTGCCCCAGCCCAGCAAGATCCGGTCCCGGGCGTCGCGCTCTACGGTGCGCGCCTCCCGCTCGCTGCCCTACCCCGACGGCAAGTACGAGCGCCGTCGCCGTGCGCGCGAGGCGAACATCGACCGTCGCTTCGAGCAGTTCGAGGCCGACATCGACCGTCGCTTCCACGGCGCAGGCAACCACGAGGGGTACGCGCTGCGGCTCGCGATGAAGGGCTCCGGCCGACGCGACATCACGGACTGACCAGCAATGCTGGTTCGGTAATACATAATGGGCTCATGCCAGGAGGACGCAAGCCCGAGGGAAAGGTAGCCCGTACGGTCACCGTCTCCTTCAAGATGACCCCCGCGCAGAAGAGGCTTCTCGACTCTGCGCGGGGGTCTACGCCTGTGTCGGCCTACCTGCGCAACCTCATCGTCGCGGACGTGCGACGGACCACGAAGACAGGACGCTGACCATGATCGAGACCACCGCCGGGCAGTTCGCCCCCGCCACGAAGCGCACCGTCACGGTGCAGCACGCCGTCTTCGACGGCACCCATGCCACCGCCAAGGCCATCATGATCTACGCCCGCGAGCGCGGCACCGAGATCGAGTACCACCCGCCCGTCCTCGAGCGCGTCGACGGCTCGGACGAGGTGCGCGAGGTCGTGCCGGCCCACCTCGAGATCGTCACGCTCGAGGGTCGCATGGTCGGCGACGTCGGCGACGTCGTCATCGAAGGCGTCAACGGCGAGTTCTACCCCTGCAAGCCCGACATCTTCGAGAAGACCTACACCCTGGGCGACGAGCCGGCGCTCGACGGCGCCGTTCGACCCGTCGAGATCAGCGTGCACCAGGGCCAGGACACCTGGCCGTTCTGGCTGGTCGCGGGCATCGCCGTCGCGGGCCTGGTTGCCCAGATCATCGCGATCGGCATCCTCGTCAAGCTGTGAAGGCCGACCAGACGCCGGTGCGCGTCGAGCAGGTGAGCGTCTTCACCCTCGAGCAGCACCCGCTGAACCCGAACAACGGCGACATCGAGGCCATCGTCGAGTCGATCCGAACGAATGGGCTGTACCAGCCGATCGTCGTGCAGACCTCGACCCGCCACATCCTCGCCGGGAACCACCGCTACGCCGCAGCCATCCGGCTGGGGCTCGCCGAGGTGCCCGTCGTGTGGCGCGACGTCGACGACGAGACCGCGAAGCGCATCATGCTCGTCGACAACCGCACCGCGAAGCTCGGCTGGGAGGACGAGGCACAGCTGGCCGACCTCCTCGAGGGCTTGTTCGAGACCGACCTCGCCCTGCAGGGCACCGGCTACAGCGCGCACGACATGCAGGACCTGGTCGCGATGATCAACGACCCGCTGACCCCCGAGGACTTCGCCACGGCTGACGAGGATGACGCGGAAAGTGCTGATCAGACCCGGAAATCGGTCAACGATCTCAAGTACGAGGTGGTCCCGACGACGTCGGAGGACGGCAAGGCGTACAGCCTGACCATCTCGAAGCGGAACGGTCGCTCGATCGGGCCGAACGACTTCAACATGCTGCTCAAGGCCCTGGGTCAGGACCCCCTGAGCGACAATGAGCTGGCACGCATGAACGTTCCGAGCTGGGAGAGGCGCAGATGAGCGACGATGAGCGTCCGTTCTACGACGAGCACGGCCAGGAGGTCGAGCCGGACGAGAAGTCGCTCGCGCGCGTCTCTCGCGATACCCGCACGCGGTCGAAAGCGGCCGTCGCGATGGCCCTCGCGGGCGCGACTGACAAGGAAATCGCTGATCAGCTGCGGTTTGTGTCTCCGACCGCTGCACGACGGGCATACGAGGCCGAACTCGCGGGTGCCTACGACCCGACGACGGACTACGAGGCCATGCGCCGCCTGCTGTCCGCCCGATACGAGGGGCTGCTCAAGTCGCTGGCCCCGAAGGCGCTCAACTCGAAGCTCCGAGTCAAGGACGAGGAGTCGAAGGACCCGCAGGCGACCAAGCTGGTCGACAATGAGGAGCACATCACGTACGCCCGCGAGTACCGCAACACCCTCGACCGGATCGGCGTGCTTCACGGTCTCAACGCACCCCAGGTGATCAAGATGCAGACCCCGGCGCAGGCCGAGTTCGAGCGCGTCACCGCCGCACTGGTCGCGCAGGCCGGGTCGGCGGCCGACGGCGAGGGCGACATCTTCGCCGACGACACGCAGGAGTTCGAGGAGGACGCCGAGGGCGTCTTCGTGCCAAAGGGCCAGGAAAATGCCTGATCAGAAGCAGGATTGGCGCGAGAAGCTGATGGACCAGGTCGACGCCCGTGAGGTCGAGACCGCGTCGCGCCGCCGGTCGATCGGCCTGAACTTCCCGACCGACCTCTACGAGCTCGTGCAGAACGCAGCGCGTGAACGCGGGATCTCGATGGCCGGCTTCGCCCGCCGCGCCGCCGTCGCCTTCGCGGTGCACGACCTCGACCTGGACTGGGACGAGGTCATGGCCGACGAGAAGCCCGTCCAGCCCTATGGCGTGGCCGAGCCGGGCGCACGCGCGAACGAGGGCGCCGGCCGCGGCTACGGCTCGTGGAAGATCGGCTCGCTGCCGTGAGCGGCACGCTCCCCGCCCTCAGCCCGGCCGAGGTCCAGCAGCTCACGCGGCACTGGGACCCGGAGTCCAAGGCGCGCGCCATGGCGGAGGTCAAGGCGCGCACCGGCAAGACGCAGCAGGTCTGGTACTGCAAGCGGGGTCGGCACTGCGACGGCGAGCCACACGACGGCGCGCCCTACCAGCACGCCCGCGCCGACCAGTGGCCGCCCGCCGGGAAGGACTGGACGACGTGGGCCCTGGTCGGGGGGCGCGGATCAGGAAAGACCAGGTCAGGGTCCGAATACGTCCGCAAGATGTCGAACTTCGTCGAGCGCATCAGCATGATCGCGCCGACGTCGGCCGCCGCCCGAGACACCATGATCGAGGGCGAGTCCGGCCTCATCCGCGTCTTCGAGCGCGCGGGCGAGACCGTGCACTACGAGCCGTCGAAGAAGCGCATCACGTTCCCGAACGGCGGCCGGGGCACGCTGTTCTCGGGCGAGGAGCCCGACCGTCTCCGTGGCCCGCAGCACGGCCTGGTCTGGCTCGACGAGCCCGCCCACATCTCGGCCATCGACGAGGTCTGGGACCAGATGCTCTTCGGCCTCCGTCTCGGCGACCGCCCGCACTCCGTCATCACGACGACACCACTGCCGACGAAGTGGATGAAGGCGCGCCTGGCTGACCCCGGCACGAAGTCGTCGAAGGTGTCGACCTACGCGAACCTCGCGAACCTCGCGCCGAACTTCGCCCAGACCGTGCTGTCGAAGTACGAGGGCACGCGGCTCGGCCGCCAGGAGCTGCACGGCGAGATCCTCAGCGACGTGCTCGGCGCCCTCTGGCAGGACGGCATCATCCACCGGCTCGACTCGACGCCCGAGCTGGCGCGCATCGTCATCTCGATCGACCCCGCGGGCACGAACAACCGGCGCTCGGACGAGACCGGCATCGTCGCCGTCGGCAAGGCGGCCGGCTTCGGCTACGTGCTCGAGGACCACTCGGACAAGTACAGCCCGACTGGCTGGGCGAAGCGCGCGATCCAGACCTACGAGCGCCTCAAGGCCGACGCGATCGTCGTCGAGAAGAACTACGGCGGCGACATGGTCAAGACGACCATCGAGTCGACGGCCAAGGACATGAACACCCCGTGCCCGCGCATCATCGTGAAGACCGCCATGCGATCGAAGCAGCTGCGCGCCGAGCCAATCGTCGGTCTCTACGAGCAGACGCGCGTGCTGCACGTCGGCGCGCTGCACAAGCTCGAGGAGGAGATGGTCACGTGGGTGCCCGGGAAGGGCGACTCGCCCAACCGGATCGACGCCCTAGTCTGGGCCCTCACCGACCTCATGGGCGTCACGAGCGACTCGTCGATCTCGAGCCCCGCCGACCACGCCCCGTCCATCCCGGCCCAGGGCGTTCCGCCCGAGGTCATCCGCCGCAGTCCGGGAGGGCTACACCTGCCCCCCGGCTTCGCACGAAGGAGCTTCACCCGCGCATGACGAACGTCACCCACCTCCTCAACAACCCCCTGCTGCTGCTGCTCGCCGTCGTCGTCGTCATCCTCGGCGTCGGCCGGCTCGCGCGCGTCGTGACCTACGACGCCTTTCCCCCCGCGGCCTGGCTCCGCGACACCTGGACCCTGGCCCTCATGGGCACCCGCTTCCAGGGCTGGGCGAAGCTGCTCACCTGCCCCTGGTGCTTCACGCCGTGGCTGATGCTCGTCGCGATCGTCTGGTTCATGCTCGCGGGCGGCTGGGTCCTCACGGCCTGGTGGATCTTCTGGGGCTGGCTCGCCCTGTCGTACGCGACCAGCATGGTCATCGTGCGCGACGAGCCTGCCGAGTAGCCAGGCCGACACCGCCCAGACCAGTAACATCATCCGCGAGGGGAGCCCCTCGTACGAGAGGGAGGTAGCGGATGCCCCGCCCCCAGAAGACTCAGCTCAAGTCCCAGGTCGTGTCACTGCCGCAGACGCGCGGCTACGTCGCGTCGGCCGCGAACCTGTCGATGCCGTCGATGGAGCAGCGCTCCAAGATGAAGGTCGAGTCCTGGCAGGCCCAGGCGTGGGTCTGGTACGACACGATCAGCGAGTTCCGCTACTCGTGCGACTGGGTCGGCAACGTCTTGTCGAAGGCCATCCTCACCGTCTCCCAGGACGGCAAGGAGACGACGGACGCCCGCGCGGTCTACGCGCTCGAGTCGCTGTTCAACAGCCCGGCCGGACGCCAGGAGGCGCTGCGCCAGCTCGGCATCCACTTCACCGTCGCGGGCGAGGCGTACGTCATCGGCTCCGAGGCCGACGACGGCAGCAACGACATGTTCGTAGCCGCGGCGAGCGAGGTCCGCTTCGACGCGAACGGCGTCGTGCACGTCGACCAGGAGCGCTTCGAGTCGCCGCTCGCCGTCCGCCTCTGGCGTGCGCACCCGCGCCGCCGCCTCTACTCGAACTCGCCGGCCCGCGCCGTGCTGCCCGTGCTCTCCGAGCTCAACGGCCTCACGCAGCACGTCGCCGCTCAGATCGACAGCCGCCTGGCGGGCGCCGGAGTCCTTCTCCTGCCGAGCGAGATCAGCTTCTCGGCCGCCCCGACGGAGGGCGAGGAGGGTGTCGTCTCGGCCAGCGATCAGTCCGCCGCCGACAAGATCGTCTACGAGCTGATGAAGACGATGGCGACGGCGATCCACAACCGCGCCGACCCGTCGGCCCTGGTCCCCATCGTCCTGCAGGTCGCAGGCGAGCACGTCGACAAGGTCAAGCACGTCAAGTTCTGGACCGACCTCGACGAGCACGCGATCGAGCTGCGCAACGAGGCCATCCGTCGTCTCGCCCTCGGCATGGACATGCCGCCCGAGGTGCTCGAGGGGCAGGCCGACCTGAACCACTGGTCGTCGTGGCAGGTCGAGGAGGCGGCGATCAAGTCGCACACCGAGCCGCTGCTCGCGATCATCACCTCCGCGCTCACTGACGGCTACCTCATCCCGTACCTGCTCTCCGAGGGCATGTCGCGCGAGGAGGCCGAGACCTTCGCCATCGGCGCGGACACCTCGGCGATGCGCGTCCGCCCGAACCGCTCCGAAGAGGCCATGGAGCTGTTCGACCGCGGCCTGCTGGGCGTCAAGGCGCTGCTGCGCGAGAACGGCTTCGACGCCGAGAACGACCTCATGGACGACACCGAGCGCACCCTCTGGTTCCTGCGCAAGGTCGCTGCCGGCCAGACCACCCCCGACATTGTCGCGGAGGCGCTGCGGGCGCTCGGCGTGCCGATCACAGGCACGCCCGTCACGGACGCGCCCGACGACCGGCCCGAGGTGCACGAGGCGCGACCGATCCCCTCACTCGAGGAGCACCCGGACCGCGGTGCGCCGAGCGTCTCGGAGGAGAACGACAACCTCACGGCGTCGTCGGTCATCATCGTCGACCGCGCCATCGAGCGTGCCGGCAACCGGCTCCGCTCGCAGATGGGCCGCAAGCTCCCCGGGGTCAGCGCCTTCGCCACCTACCGCCACGTCGGCGTGATGGAAGACGAGCTCGACGACCTGCTCACGGACGCCTGGTCCACGTGTGATCGCTACGCCGATCAGTTCGGCGTCGACGCCGACAAGTGGTCCGCCGCGCTCGACCGCTACACGCGCGTCGTGCTCACCTCGCAGCGCGATGTCGACCGGAAGATGCTCGCCCTTCACCTCCGGGGCGTCCGCTGATGGACGTCGAGGAGTTCGCGGCCAAGCGGGACGAGCGGCTCGCCACCTTCGACAAGGAGCTGGGCCCGCTCGTCGAGCGCTATCTGCCGAGCCGCGACTGGGCGAACCTCGTCGAGGCGGCCAGCGTGCTCTGGGCCGAGACCTTCGAGGAGACCAGCCCTGGCGCGACCTACGTCGCCATCCTCAAGCGCTTCCAGAACGAGCTGCTCGAGGCGCTCAAGCGGACGTCGACGACGCGCGACGCCGGCCAGGCCGCCCGGGTCACGATGTGGCTCGGCACCTACGCGATCAACGACGCGACCTACTACGGCGCCCGGTCGAACGGCTTCGCCCAGAAGCGCTGGGTCACCGCGGGCGACGCCGACGTGCGCGACACGCACCGCGCCGCGGCCGGTCAGACTGTCGGCATCGCGGACTCGTTCACCGTGGGCGGCCAGAAGATGCGCTACCCGGGCGAGCCTGTCGGCGACCCCTCCCTCTTCATCAACTGCCGCTGCCTCGTGCAGCACGTCGGCACCGGAAGGACGTTCAGCATGACCGCATTCGCCACCGACGCGGAGCCCATCGAGGTCCCCGACGAGGAGGCCGAGACCTTCGAGGAGCGGACCGGCGTCGTCATCGTCGCACTGCCGGCCGCCGACGACCCCGTCGTCGCCGCCTCGAGCGAAGACCTCGCCCACATGACGCTCGTCTGGCTCGGCGACGCCGCCGACCTCCCCGGCCACAACGTCGACGTCGAGGCGCTCAAGGCGAACCTCGCGGCCTGGGCCGGGAAGATCGAGGGCCCGCTCGTCGAGGGCGTCTCCGGCTCGGCCACGCTCGGCAAGGACGGCGCGTCCGTCGTGCTCGTCGACGCGACGTCGCTGGCCGAGATCCGCAACGGCATGGTCACCGAGTTTGCCGAGATCCCCCCGGGCCGCCTGCCCGAGGAAGCCGAGGACGAGCAGATGCCGATCGCGCGCGTGCACAGCGAGACCGAGCAGTTCCCGACCTGGCTCCCCCATGTCACGCTCGGCTACCCCGAGACGCCCGCGCTCGCTGAGTACGCTGGCACCGAGATCACCTTCGACCGCCTGGCCCTCTGGGTGGGCGACGACCGCACGGAGTACCCCATGGGCAAGAACCTCACCGCCGCCGCCGCGCCCGCCATCGACCCGGCGACGATCCAGCAGGACCTCGAGGAGGAGGTCGACGTCATGCTGGGTGCCGACTCGCACGAGGGGAGCATGGACCTCGAGGAGATGGGCACCGAGCCGATCCCCTTCCACGGCGTCGCGGTGCCGACCGGCGTGCTGTCGGGTGACAACCGGATGTTCGCCGCGGGCGAGTCCCTCGTCTGGCGCGACCTCCCGCTGCCGCTCACCTACCAGGACGTCTCGACGGACGGGCACGGCAACGCGGTCACCGTCGGCCGCATCGACTGGTTCAAGTGGGAGGGCAACCTCCTGCAGTACGGCGGCGTCTTCGCGTCGGGCGGCCTCGAGCCGCTGGCCGACAAGGTCGTCGGCGGCATCGCGGAGGGCTGGATCAAGGGCGTGTCTGTCGACATCGACATGATCAAGATGGAGGCCCCCGACATGGAGGCCCTGGGCGCCCTCGATGAGCAGGCCGCCATCGACCTGATGATGAACCCCCCGGCCGCCGTCGTCGAGACCGCGCGCGTCGCGTCGATCGCCGTCGTGCAGATCCCGGCCTTCCAGGAGGCGTACATCGCGCTCGGCCCGTGCGACTGCCCCGACGAGGTCGCGCCCGACCGCGACGACGTCGCGCCGGAGGAGCCGGCCATGACCGACGAGGAGTTCGCTGTCATCGCAGCCGACCTGTTCGCCGACCTCGAGCAGGACCCCGAGCTGCGGGCGCTCATGCCCGACCGCGACGAGGCGATCGCGAACCTCGTGGCCGGCGCGCAGTTCGCGCCCGGCACGAAGGACGGCCCCGGCTGGATCACCGAGCCCAAGGCCACCTCGCGCATCCGCCGCTACTGGGTGTCCGGCAAGGGCGCGGCCAAGATCCGCTGGGGCGCGCCCGGCGACTTCAACCGCTGCCGCTCGCAGCTCGCGAAGTACATCGCGAACCCGGAGTGGCTGGCCGGCACCTGCGCCAACATGCACAAGGAGGCGCTCGGCGTCTGGCCCGGCCGCGAGAACGGCAGCCGCGCGCTCGTCGCGTCCGGCGCCGCCCCAGCCCCGTCGTTCAACCTCGTCGCCGCCGCCGCACCGCCGCACCCCGCGGGCACGCCCGACGGCGCGTGGTTCGAGAACCCCCAGCTGACCGAGCCCACCCCGTTCACCGTCGAGCCCGACGGCCGGGTCTACGGCCACGTCGCCACCTGGGGCGTCTGCCACATCGGCGTCCAGGGCGTCTGCCAGACCGCACCGACGTCGCCGAGCGGCTACGCCTACTTCCGCACCGGCCTGGTCGAGACCACCTACGGCGACGTCCGGGTCGGGCAGATCACGATGGGCACCGGCCACGCGAACCTCTTCGCCAAGGCCGGCCCCGCCCTCGAGCACTACGACAACACGGGCACGGCCGTCGCCGACGTCGCTGCGGGCGAGGACGCGCACGGGATCTGGGTCGCCGGGTCGCTGCGTGAGGGCGTCACCGACAAGCAGCGCCGCGACCTGCGCGCCGCGGCGCTCTCGGGCGACTGGCGCGCCATGCCCCGCGGCGGCCAGGAGCTCGTGGCCGCGCTCGCCGTCAACACGCCCGGCTTCCCAATCCCCCGCATGGGCCTCGCTGCGTCGGGCATGGTGCAGGAGTCGCTCGTCGCGACCGGCATCGTCGAGCACGAGGAGTTCGCCACGAAGAAGCCCGTCGACTACAGCATGGAGTTCGTCAGCGCTGTCGCCGACGTCGTCGAGCACCGTGCCGCCATGCGAGCCCGCAAGACCGCGGCGCTCGCAGCAGTCCGTCCCGTCCGCATCCAGAACGCCAAGAAGAAGGGCACCGCCTGATGGCCTCCATCACCCCGTCCAGCGTCAAGGGCTCGCTGAGCCTGTCGATCGGAGGTAGCGCACCCGTCGAGGTCGCCACCTTCGATCTCCCCGTCGAGTGGACCCTCGACAAGTCCGCCTTCGGGTGGTCCGCCTCGCCCAACATGAGCGGCCTCGACGCTGCCGTGAAGCGCATCGCCATCGCCGTCGAGGAGGCGCTGAAGCCCGAATTGCCCGAAGTGCCCGAAGAGGGCGAGGCCAGTGTCAGCTTCCAGGGCGGAGGTGACAGCTGATGGCCTGCTCCTGCTCCGCCTCGAAGAAGTTCATCGTCACCACGAAGAGCGGCGACAAGATCCCCGTCACCAGCGAGGTCAAGGCGAAGGCCATGGCCCAGAAGACCGGCGGGTCCTACGCCGCCGCGTAGACTGAACTCGCCCTTTCCAGTTGGCAGGCGCCGGGGGTTATTTGCGGGACACCCAGCGCCACCGAGGCCCCTGACCAGCAATGCTGGTTGGGGGCTTCGGCGTGTCGCGGGCGCGTGAGTTGCTCTGACCAGGGGTTTCGTGCCAGGATCAGCCCCAGATTGCACGTCCCGTCGTAGAGCGGGTGGCACCCAGACTTTCCACCGTCCCAGACCACCCATCTACCATCAGGAGACAGACGTGTTCACGCTTCCCACTCTCGACGGCCTCAAGGCTGACGAACTGCAGAAGATCCTCGACGACGCCCTCAAGGCGCACGGCGACATCGCCAAGATCAAGGACGAGGACCTGACCGACGAGCAGCTCGAAGAGCTCGAGACGATCACCGCCGCGATCGCCACCGTCACCGAGGCGCAGACGGCCACCGCCGCCGCCGCCGAAGAGCGCGCCGCTCGCATCGCTGCCGCCAAGGCCGCGTCCACCCCCGCCGAGGGCGAGGGCGAGGGCGAAGGCGAAGGCGAGACCGACGCCGAGGCGCAGGCCGCCATCGACGCCGAGGTCGCCGCGACCGACGTCCCCAACGACGCCGCCGAGCTCGAGCAGGAGGCAGCCGTCGTCGCGTCGGCCGCTCCCTCGGGTCGCAGCGCCGTGCGTGGCGCCGCCTCGAAGGCCCCCGCCGTGAAGCGCCCGGTCGCCCCCAAGCCCGAGCGCCCGAAGGCCACCATCCACACCGTCGGCGAGTCCAGCGCCTTCGGCTCCGGCGCCGAGCTGCCCGACATGAAGGCCGTCGCCGAGGCGTTCCTGGGTCGCAGCCGCTCGATGCCGCAGCGCAAGCTGGCCGGCCTCGTGTCGCAGCACACCCCGGTCGCGTCGTTCGCCAAGGCCACCCGCCCCGAGTTCACCCTCGTCGCGGGCGACCAGCAGGGCAACTTCGACAAGATCAACGACGCCGCGCGCGGCGAAGACGGCAGCCTCGGCAACATCGTGGCGGCCGGTGGCTGGTGCGCCCCGTCCGAGACGATCTACGACATCCCGCAGCTCGCGACGGTGTCCGGCATCCTGAACCTCGCCGAGGTCAGCGTGCCCCGCGGCGGCCTGTCGTTCACCAAGGGCCCCTCGTTCGAGCAGATCTACGCGGACGCGGGCTTCCTGCAGACGGAGGCGCAGGCCGAGGCCGGCGTGCTCAAGAACTTCATCGACGTCGAGTGCCCTGGCTTCGAGGAGGTCCGCCTCGACGCGATCGGCTTCGGCGTCCGTGCCGGCATCCTGACGAACAAGGCGTGGCCGGAGCTCGTGCGTCACTACCTCGACGAGACCCTCGTCGCGCACGCGCACAAGAAGAACGCCTCGATGATCCAGCGGATCGTCGCCCTGTCCGGCAGCCCGATCACGGCCGGCGGCATCGGCTCGGTCGCGTCCGACATGCTCGACGCGCTCGCGCTGCAGGCCACCCGCCTGCGGTACAAGTACCGCCTGGGCGAGACCGCCCGCATCGAGGGCATGGCTCCGCTGTGGCTGCTCGAGGTGGCGCGCTCCGACTTCGCCTACCGCGAGGACATCGGCTACTACAACGTGACCGACGCCCAGATCAACGGCTGGCTCGCTGCGCGCAACATCTACCTGCAGTGGGTCTACGACTGGCAGGACCTGGCCGGCAGCCCCTTCGAGACCGGCACGAGCGGCAACGCGAAGCCGTGGCCGACCGAGGTCGAGGTCGACCTGTGGCCCTCCGGTGCGTTCGTCGCTGGCACCGAGGACGTCATCTCGCTCGACATCGTCCACGACACCGCCAGCCTCGCCGCGAACACCTTCACGGCGGCCTTCTTCGAGGAGGCCATCATGGTCTTCAACCCGAAGGCCAACGGCATCCGCGTCAGCATCCCGGTCGCCCGCCCGGCCGGCCGCACCGGCGCGCACAACCTGACGAACGGCTTCGTCGCTCGTCCGGCCATCTCCGCCTGACCCTCCTGAGCCGGGGGCGACCTCGCCCGGTCGCCCCCGGCTCTTCCCCCTTCTGTCACCAGAGAGGCACGGGCCATGGCACTCTTCCCCACGTCGGGTCGCACTCACGTCGACCCCCCCACCCTCACCGCCGCCCAGGGCGGCATCTTCCAGGCGGCCGAGGTCAAGCCGGTCTCCGGCCACGAACTCATGGGCGTCTACTACGACGCGCAGACCACCAACCAGCTCGAGTCGATCGACGCCGACCTCGCGACCTGCGTCGAAGCCGCAGCGGCTGAGCCCGAGGGCTTCGAGTTCGTCGAGTCCGAAGAGCCGATCGTCGTCAACGCGGCGGTCAAGTGCTGGCTCTCCGGCGGGACCGAGCAGGACTACCTCGCCGAGGCCGAGCGCCGCGTCGAGACCGGCTCCGAGATCACCGTCGAGCGCTGGCTCTGGGAGAAGCTCTTCCCGGCCAAGGCGATCGACATCACCCCGGGCGACGTCGCGGTGAAGCCGAAGGCGGGCCTCGGCCTCGCCCTCGAGCACGTCGCTCGCGTCTACAACTTCGTCCCCACCGTCCACTTCGGTGTGCGCCTCGGCGTCAGCCTGATCGGCGGCGAGCTCGTCAAGTTCGACACCGAGGACGCCTCGGTCGTCGGCGGCGCGAAGGCCGTCAACGGCGCGGGCTACTTCGCCAAGGAGGGGCCCGACGGCAAGGTCGCGGCAGCCGACGAGGCGTGGCTCTACATCACCGGTCAGATCGTCCTGCGCGAAGGGGATGTCAGCACCTACACGGCTGACGATCTCGAGCACAACCAGCGCACGGCCTATGGTCTGCGTGAGTACCTCGTCACCATCGACGGCCCGGTCGTCGCCATCCTCACCACCTTGGAGTAGAACATGTCCCTCCCCGAAGGCTTCGGCCACATCCCCGGCCGCTCGTCCGCCAAGGCGATCAAGCTGCTCGCCATCGCCGACGAGCTGGGCCTCGCGCCCTCCGCCGTCCGCGGCGTCACCGGCGGCTACGACGTCCCCGCCGACGTCCTCGAGAAGTACCAGGACGCGATCGCGAACGAGGACGAGACGGACGCCGTCGTCCCCACGACCGCGGACCAGTCCTTCCAGCGCATCGAGACGAACCACACCCCGCTGACCTTCGACACCACGCACGAGCAGGAGCCCAGCTCCTACGACGACAGCGTGAGCGCGTCGGCCGAGCAGACCGGCGTTGGCTTCGAGACCTCGCTGGCCGCGGGCGAGCGCGTCGACGTGCTCCCCACGCGCCGCACGACGGAAGAGAAGCACGAGCTGGCGGGCGAGGGTGCACCCGCCGTCGACGCGAAGGACTCCAAGCCGGCCGTCGTCGACAGCGAGGCCGAGGCGCTCAAGAAGGCAGCCGACGAGCAGCGCGCCCAGGACGAGGCCGCCGAAGAGGCGCGCAAGGCCGAGGTCGCCCGCCGTGAGGCGCTCAGCCCCGAGGAGCGTGCCGCCGAGGACGCCGCCGCCGCCAAGGGCGACGAGGCTCCCGCCAGCGAGACCACGGACGACGAGACCCCCAGCGACGGCGAGAAGACCAGCGACGCGCCGGAGGTCGAGAAGCCCGCAGGCAACGCCAGCCAGGCAGACTGGCTCGCGTACGCCAAGTCCAAGGGCTTCGACGGCCCGGACGACACCGGTCGCGACGACCTCCGCGAACGCTACAACGCCTGACCCCCATCACCCACCCCTGACACAGGAGACACAACATGAAGGGCAACACCAAGGAAGTCGCCTTCCTCAAGGGCCGGCGGATGCGGGTCACTCGCCTCGACGCCTGCGGCCGCGTGGTCTACGGCGACAACGCCCGTGCCACGTCCGAGGGCTTCGTCAGCATCAGCGTGACGTCGAACACGAACGCGACCGACGAGATCCGCGTCACCGGCGCCGCCGGCCAGACGCTGCTCTACGAGGCCAGCGTCACCGAGCTCGCCGGCTTCTCGCCTGAGCTCACGTTCGCCCGCGTCGACCCCGAGATGCTGTCCCTGATGACGGGCCAGCCCGTCGTCCTGGACTCGTTCGGCAACGTGGTCGGCTTCGACGTCGACACGAAGATCCAGCTCACGGGCCTGGGCTTCGCGCTCGAGGTCTGGATGGGTGCGCCGAGCAACGGCGACGCCTGCTCCGACGAAGAGGCCGAGGGCGCGTACGGTTACGTCCTCTTCCCCTTCCTGCAGGGTGGCGTGCTGGGCGACTTCTCGATCGAGAACGGCGGCATCAGCTTCGTCCTCACCGGCGCGAGCACGAAGGACGGCAACGCCTGGGGCCGCGGTCCCTACGACGTGCAGCTGAACGGCGCCTCGGGCGCGAAGGCCCCCGGCCCCATGGTCGACGCGGTCTCTTCGACCACGGCGCTCCGCGTCATCGTCACCGACGTCGCGCCCCCTACGGCGCTCATCGGCACCCGCCCGCTGCTCAACCCGCAGGAGGCGGCCCTGACCTCGGTCACGGCCACCAAGATCGGCAGCACCTCCGAGTACACGATCGTCGCCCTCCCGGACCCCGCGTCCGACACCGGCGTCGAGTACGACTTCGGAGACGGCACGTGGGACTACGTGCTCGGCGGCGACACGAAGCACACGTACGCCGACACCGGCACCTACGTGATCCAGGCGTCGACGAACGGCAAGATCGTCACCACCACGGTCACCGTCGCCTGACCTGACCCGCAAGAATGAGGAGGCCCGACCAGCATTGCTGGTCGGGCCTCACTCTCGACAGGAGCATCTCGTGAACTGCTACCCCCCGACGACTCACTGGGGCTCGAAGAGCTGGGCTGACGCCACCGAAGAGGAGCTCGCCCGCCGCGACCTCGCCGAGGAGTTCGCCTGGGCCACGCTGCAGACGCTGACGGGCTACCGTCTCTCGCTCTGCGCCCTCGAGATCTCGCCCGGTCGTGCGGCCTGTGACCCCGGCACCTACTTCACCGCGCCCGTGGGTGGCGCCCAGGGCCCCTTCCACCCCTACCTCGGCATCGACGGCCAGTGGCGCAACGCCGTTCACCGCAGCGGCTGCCGCTGCGACCTGTCCACCGAACTGCGCCTGCCCGGGACGGTCGCCCGGATGATCGCCGTCGAGGTCGACGGCGTCGTGCTCGGCCCGACCGCCTACCGGGTCGAGAACGGCAGCATCCTCGTCCGCGTCGACGGGAAGACCTGGCCGCTCGCCTCGAGCGCGCACGCCGAGCCTGGCGCTCTCGGCTCGATCATGGTCACCTACTTCGACGGCGCCGCCCCCGACAACCTCGCCGACTGGGCAGCCGGCAAGCTGGCCCGCGAGTACCTCGCCCTGCTCGAGGGGAAGCGATGCGTCCTCCCTTCCCAGGTCACCGCCGTCACTCGGCAGGGCGTCACGTTCGAGATGGCGCAGTCGGCCTTCTCCCCCGGCCAGGCCACGGGCATCGTCGAGGTCGACGCTTACGTCGCCCGCCTGAATCCGCACGGCCTCAAGGTGCCGAGCCGCGTCTTCTCGATCGACACCATGGACCAGGACCGCGTCGTCACGTCGTCGCGCGGGTCGACGCCTCCGACGCCGGGCTACCCCGGTAACCTCGTGCCCGACACCGCGCTGGGCGCGGGCTACTACCGATTGGAGCCGTGATGGCCGACCAGCGACCGATCTTCGTCACGATCAACGAGGACACCTTCCTGCCGCCCGAGCGCGTGGTCGGCGCCATCGAGGCTGCGACGGTCACGCCGCACGAGGAAGACCCGAACCCCCACTCCGCCTACGACGACGCCCCGTCGTTCGCGCTCATCTTCGAGAACGGACTTGCCTGATGGCTAACGCACTGATCACCAACATCCAGAACGGGTTCACCCGGGTCGCGACCGAGATCAAGGCCGTCAAGGCGGTCACCGGTCTGCTCGCGAACCTGACGACCCAGGACAAGAGCTCGATCGTGAACGCGATCAACGAGGTCAACGCCAAGCCGAGCGGCGGGTCGGGCGGTGCGCCGATCGACGACAGCGCCTCGTCGACGACGAAGGTCTACAGCTCGAGCAAGACGGAGTCGCGCCTCGCCGAGGTCGGCGCGCAGGTCAAGGCCGACGTGCTCGGCGGCACCCTCTCGACCGACCTCGACAGCCTGATCGAGGTGATCAAGTTCGTCCGCGACACCGACGGCGAGAACGACTCCGCCACCGCGGCGAACACCACGGCGCTCGGGGTGCGCCTCCGGTTCGATGCCGACCAGTCGCTCACCGCCGGGCAGAAGGCGCAGGGGCAGAAGAACCTCGACGTCTACGGCAAGAGTGACATCGGCGACACCACGACCGACTTCGTCGCGGCCTTCGAGGCGGCCCTGGCATGAGCCTCGTGTCCGCCGTGCTCAGCGGCTTCGTGCGGGTGGCTACGGAGTTCAAGACCGTCCGTGGCCGCAAGATCACGGCGGGCACGGGCCTCACCGGCGGTGGCACCCTCGCGGCCGACGTCACCCTCTCGCTGTCGGCGGCGTCGCAGGCGTCCCTCGCCAAGGCGAACACCTCGCTGCAGCCCGGCGACTCCGGCGCGACCGGACCGCAGGGCCCCCCTGGCGGGTTCCGCCTGCTCGACCCGGGCGTCAACAAGCCTCCGGCTGACGCCGTGCCCGGCCAGCTCCTCGGCTACCGACCGGCACAGCAGTGACAACCGTCCCCACGATCCGCGGCAAGCTCGGTTCGAGCAACGGCGGCACGTCGTCGCTCGTCGTCGCGGTGCCGACCGACTCGACCGCGCCTGTCGTCGGCGACCTGATGACCGTGGCGATCGTCTTCGTCTCGGCGACCAGCATCCCCAACCCGCCGTCGGGGTGGTCGGTCGTGCTCGCGCCGGCAGCGATGGGCACCCGCTACCTGGCCGTGTACCAGCACGTCCGGGCAACGGGCGACGCCAACAGTGTCACCTTCACGATGAACACCACCGGCACGGCGATGGGCTACCTGTTCTACGGGGCCGGCAAGGCGGGCGCCGTCGGCGCGTACCTGCGCACCTCGACCGGCAACGTGCAGAACACGCCGGGCGTCACGACGACCGTGCCGAACAGCCTCGTCGTCAGCATCCAGGGCGAGGCGACGGCCGCGACCGAGACCTACGACAAGATCTCGGTCGCCTCCCCGTTCGTCAAGGACGGCTGGTACATCCACACGGGCAGCCCGATCAACTCGGTGCTGCTCGCGCACCGCGAGATGGCGACGCCGGGGGCGTCTGGCGATGCCGTGTCGACGTGGCTCAAGGACGACGGCACGGCCAACTCGTCGGGCAACCGCGGGTCGATCATGATCGTCATCGAGCCCGTGCCCGACACCGTCGTGCCGGTCACCCCGCTGTCGGCGATGGTCGTCAACGAGCAGGGCAACGCCGTCCCGGTCGGCCTGACGGCGATCGACTCCGCCGGCAAGGAGGTGTCGCTGAGCAAGATCGAGTTCGTGCACGGCGGCACCTTCGTCCCCGACCTCGACCGGATCAACCGGGTGTGGACGATGGGCCACCGCGGCGGGTCGGCCGACTACCAGGAGCACTCGCCCGAGGGCTACCTGAACTGCGCGATCAACCACCTCGACGTGCTCGAGTTCAGCGTCGGCATCACGTCCGACGGTGTGCTGTTCGGCATCCACGACAGCACGTACTCGAGGACGAGCTCGTCGGTCGCGGCCGGTGTGAAGACGACGGACCTGACCTGGTCGCAGGTGCAGGGCCTGGTGCAGGATCTCCCCAACCGGGGCGACCCGCGCTACACGACGTCGCGCTACATGAGCATCGACGAGTTCATCGAGCGCTGGTCGGGCACGCACACGCTGATGTTCGACCCAAAGCTGCTCAGCACCGCGAACCGGCAGGTGCTCTACGCGCGCATCCAGCAGATCGCCGACTACAAGCGGCGGGTGCTCGGCAAGTTCTACCACACGGGCACCGCCATCGCCGACGAGTTCCACGCCATCGGCTGCAAGGCATGGGGCTACGCGTACACGGAGGCGATCACCGGGTTCAAGTCGGACGGGACCGCCACGCAGGAGCCGCTGCTCAGCGCGACGGCGGCGAAGTGGGACTACCTCGGCATGGAGTTCAACGCCACCGAGGCGGTCTGGGCCGAGACGGTGCGGATCGCGGGAGGCGCGACCGGCAAGCGCGTCATCGGGCACATCGTGAAGACGCAGGACGACGCGAAGGGCGCGGTCAAAAAGGGCGCCCGGGCGCTGCAAGTCGCTGGCGTCCGCGACGTCTCGCAAGCGTTCTGAGAGGATGGCACCCATGATCGACGACACCACCGCACTGCCTCTGATGGAGGACCTGCTCGACTGTGCCGTGGACGTGCTCGAGGAGCGCCAGATCCCGGTCGCCCACCCCGAGCTGGCCTTCGGCCAAGAGGCAGTCTTCGACGGCTTCTGCGAGGACCCCGACGAGGAGGGCTGCCCTGGCAAGCTGTGGGCCCGGCTCGTCGCGGGCTACCCGACCGACGTCGAGCTCGACAGCTTTCCCGAGCCCGCCACGCGCGCGCTGCGCTACCCGAACGAGTCGCTCGCCTACACGATCGAGCTCGGCATCGCGCGCAAGCTGCTCGTCCACGACCGCGGCGTGCCGCTCAGTGTTGAGGAGCGGCGGGCGACGACGGCCCTGCAGCTGGCCGACATGACCGCCCTGCGCCTCGCGATCTGCCGGTGCTTCTCGCAGCGCCAGTTCCTCCTCGGCCAGTACGCCACGCTCACCCTCGGCGACATCACCTCGGGGTCGTGGACCGTCACGGTGCAGCGCCTCAAGTCGGCGTAGCTCGTGGCCGGCCTCGTCCGGGTGAAGGTCTACGACCAGCAGATCAGCGCCCTCTTCGATCGCTACGGCGAGGTCGGCCGGTTCGGCAGCACGCTCAACCGGGAGATCTTCGCCGCAGCCGTTGAGCGCGCGCCCGCCCGGTCCGGCCGTCTCAAGGCGTCGCACAAGAACAACGGCGTGCTCAAGGTCGGGCGCTACCGGACGTCGGGCCGGATCTCGGCCAGCGCCGAGCACGCCTCCTGGGTGCACAGCGGCACGACGGGTCCGATCCTCCCGAAGCGGGGCGACCGCCTGAGCCTCCCGCGCGGCGGCGGCTACGGCCCCCGCGTCGTCAAGAGCGTTGCTGGTCAGCGCGCGAATCCGTGGATGGAGGAGGCAGCCCGGGCTGTACTCTTGCGGCGGGGCCTGATCTAGGTCCCCTCACCCCGGATGGAGTCACCATGGCACAGATGAAGAACTTCGAGAGCGCGATCCGAGAGGAGCGCGACGACGAGGTCGTCGAGCCGATCACGTTCAAGATCAACGGCGAGGGCATCAACAAGAAGGGCGACAGCTTCCGCGCCCCGGGGCCGCCCACGCAGGAGCAGGTCGCCCTGCTGATGTCGGCCATGGGCCGCGACAGCTCGGGCATGGACACGATGGAGGGGCTCACTGAGTTCCTCCGCAACGTCCTCGACACGACCTCCTGGAACGTCCTGCGGCACCGGCTGGCCGACCCGAAGGACCCGCTCGAGATCGACGACATGCAGGAGATCGTCGGCTGGCTCTGCGAGCAGGTGACCGAGCGCCCTACCCAGCCGCGGTCCGGCTCTACTGGATCGCGGCAGTCAACTGGGAGGGGATCGACGCGAGTTTCGCGCTGAAAGGGCTCCCCAGCCCGATGACCCTGTCGCCTCGCCGGTTCTGCAACACGATCCACGCGTGGGTGACTGAGAGACTCAAGCCCGAAGAGCTCGACGCCTGGAAGCTGGACCTCCTCGCCCCCCTCCCCGGGATCACCCGGGCGGGCAAGGTGGAGAAGGCGCTGATCGAAGCCGAGATGGAAATGCTGATGGCCTTCAAGCAGAAGACCACCGGCTAGGAAGCCCAGGAGGGCCACGTGGGACGCAACATCGGAGAGGTCGACTTCCTCGTCGACTTCGATGGACGTGGCCTTCCGGGCAAGGCGCGCAAGATGGGCGCCGAGGCTGGCGGACTCGCTGGCGAGGGGTTCAACGAGGGCTTCTCCAAGGAGCTGACGTCGCTCTCCAAGGAGCTCCGCGACGACATGCGGAAGAACGGCGAGCTGGCCGGCATCAGCTTCACCGACTCCATGCAGGGCGTCATCCGCCGCAACAAGCAGGGCATCGCCGACGAGCTGGCCGACATCTTCGGCAAGACGAACGGCCTGAGCAACTTCGTCAAGCAGACCGGCGACGCCGACACCGCGCTGGGCGACCTGCGCGACAAGATGCGCGAGCTCAACGAGGCCGGCGGCCTGAGCACGCAGATGTACGACAACCTCAACGGTCAGCTCGACGCCTTCGAGAAGGGCAACCTCGACGCGAACCGCGCCGTGCAGGAGCGCATCTCGACTGAGCGCGACTTGAACCTCGCGCTCGACCGGCGGCTCCGTTCCGAGGCCGAGTCCGAGGATCGGCTGCGCACCTCGCGCACGCTCGTCGACCGCCTCCGTCAGTCGTGGGTCGGCGCGACGCCGATCGGCGAGCGGTTCCTGAACTCGTTCAGCGGCAAGACCCGCGACATCGACGAGGTCGGCAACAGCATGGACCGGCTGTCGAAGAAGGTCGACAAGGCCAGCGGCTCCGGCCGGCGCTTCAAGCGCGACTTCAACTTCAACCAGCTGCCGGACCAGCTGCAGGACATCATCTTCATCGGCGCGATCATCGCCGCCCTCGGCACCGACATCGCCGTGCTCGGCTCGGCGGCCGGAGGCGGGCTGGCCGCGCTCGGCATCGGCGCCCTCGCGGCCGTGACCGGCGTCGGCGTGCTCATCGCGGGCATCAAGGGGATCACCGGCCCCATCGAGGACATCGAGCCTGCCGCGCGCCCGGCTGCCCTGGCGCTGCGCGAGCTCGGCAAGGGCTTCGTCTCGATCAAGAAGGAGATCCAGGGGCGGCTCTTCGCTGACCTCGCGCCCGACATCGAGAACCTCGGGGGCAAGCTGCTGCCCGTCCTCTCGAAGGGGTTCGGTCTCGCGGCCGACGCTGGCAACCGCTTCTTCCGCAGCCTCGCCACGAAGCTCACTACGCCCAAGGCGCTCGAGGACATGGACCGGCTGCTCACCGGCTTCGAGCCGATCCTCGACAGCCTGTTCAACACCCTCATCAGCCTTGGCGCGGGCATCGGCTCGGTCTTCGTCACCGGCATCCCCACGGCGCAGAAGTTCTTCGGCTACATCGAGGACATCACGGGCGAGTTCGCTCGCTGGTCGGAGAGCGAGGAGGGGCGCGAGCGCATCCTGCAGTGGTTCTCCACGGCAGAGCGCGTCGGGCCCAAGGTCGCGCGCCTGCTCGGCGCCGTCGGCGACACGCTCGCTGGCCTGGTCACGACCGACACGATCACGAAGCTCAACAACGCCCTCGAGGGCCTGGCCGACCTGATGCCCGCGGTCGGCGGCTTCCTCGACACCATCGGCAAGCTCGACCCGATCGGCCTGTTCGTCGCCGCGCTGCAGACCGTCGCCGACATCCTCTCCCCGCTCAAGCCCGCTCTGGACAACCTCGCGACCTCGCTGAACGGCAACCTCAAGAGCGCCCTCGGCGACGTCAAGGGCCTGTTCGAGAAGCTCTCGCCCGCCCTGGCACCCGTCGTCGACGCCATTGCCGACGACCTAATCCCCGCGCTCATCGGTCCTGACGGGCTGCTCTCGGCGCTCCTCGACCTCGTCGAGGACGTGCTGCCCGAGCTCTCGCCCGCGCTGGTCGACGCCGCGGGCGCCCTCGCCGACATCGCGGTCGCGCTGGCAGACGTGCTCCCCGCCCTCAAGCCCGTCCTCGACCTGCTGACCCCCGCGGTCGCCGACGGCATCACCGGCATCGCCCTCGCCATCGAGCTCTTGACGACCAACTGGGAGGACATGGACGAGCTGTTCGCGTCGGACTCGACGTGGATGGACAAGCTGATGGCCTGGGGCAAGACCAGCAACTTCGGCTTCTTCGACTGGCTCGGCACCGCCCTCGCCAAGGCGACCATCGCCATGCAGAACTGGGGCCGCGACGCCGGCAAGTGGGCAGACGACCTCGACGACACGGTCAACCAGGCGCTCGAGGACTTCTGGAAGAGCGTAGGCGACTGGTTCGTCGCGCGAGGGAAGGACATCTCGAGCTGGTTCAAGGACCTGTTCAAGACCGACGACGGCTGGGCCGCCGACCTGAACGACACGGTCAATCAGGCCCTCGAGGACTTCTGGTCCGGGGTCGGCGACTGGTTCGCTGGCATCGGCGACGACATCAGCACGTGGCTCGGCGACGCCTTCGGTCCCGACGACAGCTGGTCCTCCGACCTGAATGACACCGTCAACCAGGCGCTCGAGGACTTCTGGACGGGCATCGGCGACTGGTTCGCCGACCGGGCGGACGACGTGTCCGAGTGGTTCATGGACCTCTTCGCGCCCGACGACAGCTGGGCCTCCGATCTCAACGAGGGCGTCAACCAGGCACTCGAGGACTTCTGGACCGGGATCACGGACTGGTTCGCCGGCCTCGACTTCGGCGCGCTCGTCACCGACCTGTTCTCCCCCGGCGAGGAAGCGGCCGACACGTCGGCCAGCAACATGACGAACTCGTTCGGCACCGTCGCGCCCGGCGTGCAGCTGTCCCTCGGCGACATCGGCACGAAGATCGCGGGCTGGTTCGAGCAGGCCCCTGCCCCGGTGCAGACCGTCGCGAGCACGCTCGGCCAGCTCTTCGCCGACCCGCCCAACACGATCCGCGGCTTCCTCGGCACGATCGGAACCAGCATTGCTGGTTGGTTCCAGCAGGCACCTGCCCCGGTGCAGGGCGTCGCGAACCAGATCGGCCAGATCTGGGCCACGCCGCCGACGACGATCCGCGGTTTCATGGGCCAGGTCGGTCAGAGCCTGATCGCGATCTTCCAGCAGGTGCCCGGCCCGGTCGGTCAGATCGCCTCCCAGGTCGGTCAGATCTGGGCGAACCCGCCGACGACGATCCGCGGCTTCATGTCGGGCATCGGCCAGACGATCGGTGCGTTCTTCCAGCCCGCGATCGGCATCGCATCCGCGGCCCGCGACGGCATCGTCGCGGCGTGGCGCGCGCTGCCCGGCTTGATCACCGGCGCCCTGTCGGGACTCAAGGGCGTCATCTCGAGCCTGCTCGACTTCTCCGGCATCCGGGTGAAGCTGCCCTCGATCCCTGCGATCCGAGCGCCTCAGATCACGGGCCTGCCGCAGACCGCCGTGGGTGGCGTCTTCGGCGGCGGCCAGGCGCGCATCATCGCCGAGGCCGGGCCCGAGGCGGTCGTGCCGCTGAACCGTCCCCTGTCGCAGGTCGACCCCGCCGTGCGCGACCTCAGCGCCTACGCACAGGGGCTGGCAGGCGGCGGTTCGGGCGACGGTCAGCGCATCGAACGCCAGGTCATCATCGAAGAGGGCGCCGTGCGCGTCGTCACTGTCGCGAAGGACCCCGGTAATGTCGGTGCGGCGGTGCTCGACGAGCTCGTCGCGAACCTGCCCTAGGAGGCACCCTTGTACGAAGGCTTCTTGTCCCTCGGTGGCATCGAGATCGGCAACGCGGACCGGGTGCAGAGCTACGCCCGCAACCGGGGCTTCCACGCCCTGCGCCAGGACCCGCTGCACGACGGGCTGCACGTCGCCCTCGAGGAGGAGCCCTACACGTCGCCGCTGCTGGACGACGCACCGTGGGTGGACGAGCGCGACCCTGCGACCCACAAGTTCCTGGGCATCCTGCCGATCAGCATCAAGGGCGTCAGCGACTCGACGCGCACGGCCGAGGTTACCGAGTCCATCGTCGAGGGCGGCACCGTCGGCGACGGCCGGGCGGCCACGCGCGAGATGCGCTACACCGGCATGGTCGTGGCCGAGGATGACCTCGGCGCCGAGGCTGGTCTGTCGTGGCTGCGCAAGATCGCGGAGGGCGACCAGTGCGGGATGCACGAAGCCTGCGGCATGTCCGACCTGACCTTCTTCCTGGACAAGCCCGAGGTCTGCGCCAGCCTCTACTCGAAGCGAATCGACTGGGCGAAGGCGCAAGCCGTCAACACCGGCTCCATCAGCCCTGGCGCCGATCTCATCTACCGCTTCGCCGCTACCCGTGACATCGAGCAGCCGATCCGTGGCGCGTGGGCCGTGAACGCGGGGCAGGGCGACGGCGTCGAGCTGTCGTGGGGCTTGCTCGACATCGACTCGGGCGACGTCCTCGAGGAGGTGGAGAAGCCGCTGCTGCTGCAGCGGACGAACCTGCTGAGCAACCCGAGCTTCACCGCCGGACTGAACGGCGTCAGCGTGACCGCCGGAACCGCTGCCCTCTCGCGCGAGACCGCCTTCGGTGTCGATGGTGGCGCGCACGCCCGGATGTCTCCGACCGATGGCTCGTCCGTCCGCACTAACTGGGTGCCCGATCCGCGCTTCACCCTCGACTCGGCCGCGTCCCCGTGGCGCACCAACGGCAGGTTCACGGCCGTCGCCGACGGCGGCCCCATCGGGCTGCCCTATGGCGGCTTCGTCCGCACCGATTTTGAGGCCCCGCTCTACGCGGAGTTCTCGGCCCAGGGCCCCGTGCGCGAGTCGGGCGCGCCCATGCTGTCGACGCTGTCGGTTTACGTCGCGACCAGCAGCTCGACCCAGGTTGAGATCACCGTCACCGACAACTTCGGAGCTCAGACCTCCGTCGCCCGACAGGCTGTCGACGCGAACGCGGGCTACACCCGGCTCGTCGCGCAGCTCTCCGTCGGCAAGAGCTACGTCGTGCGGATCTCGGCACCCGTCGCGTCGATGTCGGTCGGGGGCGCGCTGCTCGAGGGCGGCGCGGTCCTCGGGGACTACTTCGACGGCTCCGATGCCTACGACGGGGTCTTCCCGGGCAAGGTGATCCACGCCTGGACCGGCACGCCGAACGGGTCGCCGTCGACCCGACAGACGGGCGCCAAGGTCGTCACGAACACGGTCCCCAACCCCGACATGAACCCGGCGGGGCCGATGCCGGTCAACGCCTACCGAGCGAAGGTGTCGCCCGCGTCCGGCGTGGGACTCGGCGTGACGGCTGACGCGGCCCTGGTCGAGCAGGACTACGCAACGGCGCTCAGCCCGTACTACGCGAGCCCGGCGGGCACGTCGTCGCCCGCGGCCCCCGACCAGAAGTGGCAGCAGCGCGCCCGAGTGCGTCCGTCGTGGACGAGCTTCGGCGCTCGCACCTACGAGATGCAGTGCCGATTCTTCGACTCGACGTCGGCGCAGATCGGAACCGAGACCGCCTACTCGACCAGGGTCAAGACGGCACCAATCGGCACCTTCCACCGGTGGACGGGCGCTGCTGGCGCGTCGACGTCGGAGCGCTACCAGGGCGAGACGAAGCGCTCGAACCTGGCCACCGACCCGCGGGCCCTGCTCACCTCGATCGGCACCGCCCTGCGCGGATTCCAGGCCCGGTGGTTCGGCGGCGGCAACAACAACGGCACGATCACCGCGCGCACCGCACAGTCCGACGGCCCGACCCCGCACCTGACGAGCTACCTCGAGAAGGTCTGGACCGTCGTCGACAATGGCGGGTCGAGCAACCTGTTCGACGTCGCGTTCTCGCACATGAACAACGGCAACGGCGGCATGCCGGTGAAGCCCGGCCAGGTCTTCACCCTGTCGTCGTACTTCTGGTCGAACGTGCCCGTGAACTACGGCGGCGACGGCGGGGCGCGACGGATGACGGTCGCGTTCTTCGACCAGTCCGGCGCGCTGATTTACAACGTCTTCGGGCCCAACGTGCCCGTCTTCGGTGCGAACACCTGGGTTCGGCTCGCCAGCACGGTCACCGCGCCCGCCGGGGCCGCGTACATGGCGGCCTGGCAGGACATCTACATGACCGGTGTGGCCGGCACGGTGGTCAAGGCGACCGGCCTGATGATCGAGGAGGCCGGCGTCCTCGGGGCCTACCTCGACGGCGACACCATCGTCCCGATCAGCGGTGTCCGCTACGCATGGCTCGGCCCCGTCAACGGCTCCCCGTCGGTGCGCGACGACTCGGCCGGGCGGCGCGTTAACCGCGCCCCGAACCCGGTCAACGGCACGAGCCTCTCGGCGATCGGCGGCTCTCGTGCCGACGTCAGCCTCGGGGCCGACTTCGTACGCGCCACGATCACCGACGCCACCGTCGGGTCGAACGCTCAGCGCATCGTCATCGGCGCTACGGCCGGGCAGTGGGCGATGCGCGTCTTCCCCGGCGAGGTCGTCCCGTTCTCGATCGAACTGCGTTCCTCCACCGCGCAGCCGATGAGCATCTTCGCGTACTGGTACGACCGCGACGGCACCTACCTGTCGATCACCCCGTTCACGACCACGGCGGCCACAAACGCGGCCACCTTCACCCGGCACCAGGTCAGCGTCACGGCACCCGCCAGGGCCGTGACCATGCTCGTCTATGTGGGCACGGGCTTGGGGGCGCGAGCGGTCGGCGACACGTTCGACGCGCGACGCCTCATGGTCGGCGACACCGGCGACTACTTCGACGGCTCGATGGCGTCGACCGCCGTGCTGCCCACGGGCGTGGCCCCGGCTGTCGACGTGAGCTTGCAGGCGACCGCGCCGGCCGGGACGGCCAGCACGCGCGCCTACCTGCAGGCGACCGTCGCGGGGCGCGACGGCGTGACCGACGGGTTCTACCTCGACGACTGGCTCTACGCGCAGGACGACGGGGTCGCCCTCACGCCGTACTTCTCGGGAGCCACGGCCAGCACTGCGACCCAGACGGGCGAAGCGTTCTACCTGCTGGGCGATGCGAGCAGCGCGAGCAGGCTCATCTCCGGCACGCGCACGGCGTCGACCCTCGAAGTCTCGCCAGTCGTCGGCGTCTACGGCCCCATGGTCGCCTCGCTCGCCGTCCGCTCCCGGGAGTCCGCCGAGATCACCGCCTCGATGGTCTCGACCGATGACGGCACCGTGCTCGCCACGCGCACCTTCGTTGGCGGCGAGGTCTGGGAGCGGATCTCGCTCGTGACCCAGTTCGGCCGCAGCGTGCGACTGCGCGTCGTCGCGAAAGGCCGGGTGGATCTCGATCAGATGCTCGTCGAGAACGCCTCCGTGGTCTACGACTACTTCGACGGCGACTCGGTCATCGCACCGCGGCCGGACCTGCTGAACCTGGCGGCCGACCTCGGGATCAAGCAGGAGTATTCGACCCGCTGGACGAGCACGCCCTACGCCTCGCCGTCGAAGACGACCTGGCAGGGCGGGCTCTACGTCTCGCATGAGGATGGCCGAGCCCGGCCCTTCCTGCGCGCCGTCCAGGGCCGCCTGCCTTCGACTCAGTTCACCTGGGTCCCGCTCACCGAGATCACCATGGACGAGCAGCTCGACCCCTACCAGCGCAGCTTCCACGGCGTCTCCGTCGTCGAGGGGCCCACCGAGATCGAGCGGATGCGAGTCAGTGGCGGCGTCGCTGTGCGCTTCTCGATGCTGCTCGTCGCCGAGAACCCGGCCATGCTCGGTCGTCGCATCAAGGCGGAGATGGACGAGCGGTGGTGGCTTCGAGGCCTGGGGCTCTACGCCTCGCCCCAGCTTGTCTCGCGAAACTACGCCGCCAACCCCATCAACATCAGCAGCACCTACTCCCCCGTCCCTGCCAACTCTGTCGGCTCCGTCGTCAGCGACGTCTACCTGCGCATCCCGGGCCTCAGCCAGCTCGGCACCCGGCTGCGCCGGATCACTCGCTCTACGGCAACAGCGGGCGACGATCAGGTCGCGCAGTCGTCGTTCACGGAAACGACCGTGCCAGGTTTTCACGCCTCCGTGTGGGTGCGCGCCTCGACCGATCGCTCGATGTTCATCAGCGCTTTGCTCGAAGACAACATCGGCATCCTTCCCGACGTCACGAACACCATCACCGTCAAGAAGGGGGTGTGGACGAAGCTCTCGATCACGACCCAGAACTCTCAGGGCGTTCTGTCTGGAACCGTCCGATTCGGCTCCGCCTCCACCAGCGCCGCCGCCGGTGACTACTACGAGTACACCGCGCTCTTCCTCACCCGCGGCACCTTCCCAACCGACCCCGACTTCTTCCACGGGTCGATGCTCGAGACTCCGACCTACAGCTACAGCTGGCTGAGCACGAGCAACAACTCGGCGTCGGTCCGCACGGAGCGCACGAAGATCGGAGCACGGAGCCTGGTCGACCCGACGCTTCCGGCGCAGCCCACCCCGCCGAAGCCGCCGGTCGTCGGGGCGATCTTCCCTGAGACGCAGGTCTGGACCCGCGGTCGGGCGCAGATCCCTGCCGACCTGGTTGAGACGTGGGCGCTCGCTGTGCCGACGGTCACGGTGCGGACGATCACCGGGGCCAGCGTGCGCAACCTCCGGCTCCGCTTCTACGCCAACCCCTTCGGGTACGCCCCGGCGGACGTCGACCCCGAGAGCTACTGCGGGGAGATGCTGATCACCTACATCCCCCTGGACACGACCTTCGTGCTCGACGGCGTGACTCGCTCGGCCACTGCGCAGATCCAGGCGAACGCTCCCATCCCCGCGGACCAGAACGTCATCTCCTCGACGGGAGGCCCGGTCAACTGGCCCGAGCTGACGTGTGGGGTACCCTACGTCGTGACCGCAGAGTTCCCGCAGGGCAGCGGCGAGTCGAACATGGGGTGGATCGCCGACATCCAGGTCGAGCTCACCCGGAAAGAGTAGCTACCCGTGGCGATCGAGAATCACACCGCGCAGATCTTCGATCGCGGCGGCAAGCAGATGAAGTTCGACCTCAAGGGCGTCAGCAAGATCAAGTGGACCCGCGAGCGGGACGAGATGTCCGAGGCGAGCGTCGACATCCCGATCAAGGAGGTCGACCGCCAGGGCGACAACCTCGCGTCCATCGACCCCGGCCGCCACGAGCTCGTGATCTTCCGCAACGAGCAGCGGGTGTGGGAGGGCCCCTGCAACATCCCGAAGCAGGAGCGCGACAAGTTCTCGATCACGGCGAACGACACGCTGCACTACTACAACCGGACCGCGATGCGGGCGGGCTACTCGTCGGCCGGCACGGCGGTCGAGTTCGTCGCCCGCCGCATCGAGCGCATTGCGCGCGCCGAGCTCGCGCGCAAGGAGGCGATGGGCTACAACCTGCTGAGCTTCCTGACCGCCTACACGCAGACCGGCGACGCACGCACGACGACGACGACCGCGCCCTACCAGTCCACCGTCTACGGCCACCTCGAGACGCTCGCCGCCCGCGCCGGGATCGACTACACCATGATCGGGCGGGCGCTCCACATCTGGGACACCTCGCGCGGCCGGATGGGCACGACGCCGATCGCCACGCAGGCCGACTTCCTGTCGGACGTGACGGTCGCGCGGTACGGCGCCGAGCTCGCGACCCACTCGTACGCCACTGACGGCCAGGGCGTCGCGGGCATGGCGGGCGGGAACGATCCCTACTACGGCGAGGTCGAGCTGATCGCCACGGCCTACGACGAGGAGATCGACGAGGTTCGCCCGACCCTGGCCGAGCTGACCGAGCAGGCAGCGCGCAACCTCCGCGGCCGGAACCCGACGCCCATGACGATCAAGGTGCCGGAGAACTCGTCGATCAACCCGAAGGGCGTCCTCGGGAACATGGACTACTGGGTGCCCGGCATCTACATCCCGCTGCGCGGCAAGATCGGCAGCTTCGAGGTGAACCAACTGCAGAAGCTGCAGAAGCTCACCGTCACCGAGACCGACAAGGGAGAGACCGTGCAGATGTCGCTCTACCCCGCTTCGACGCAGGACGCCTGATGGACTGGCGGCCCCAGACGCAGGGCGATTACCTCAAGGCGGACGCGAAGGCGAAGCGGATCAAGCAGGCCGGCGGCACGCGCGCCCGGCTGCCCTACGTCAAGCTCACCCGCAAGACCGCGTTCAACTGGGACACCACCGTGCGCCCCCTGGTCTGGGACAACGAGGTGGACGGGACGGCGGTCGCCGGTACGGGCCTCTCCTACGCGGCGGGCGTGTTCACGGTTCAGCGCGAGGGCCTCTGGGAGTTCACCGCCCGGGCCATGATCGGCACGGGCAACACGTTCGCCAACACGGTCTGGCGCGTCAACAACGTCTTCGACATCTCCACCGGTGGCGCGGCGTCGACCGTCGCCAACACGTCGCACGGGTCGACGCTCATCCGTCGCTGTGCCATCGGCGACGTGATCGCCTTCTGCATCGCGGCCGGCGGCACAGTCTCGGGCCCGCTGGTCAACAACGGCCCGTCGAACTGGCTCACGGCCAGGATGCTCGAGAAGTAGACTCGCGCCCAACCACCCCTCTACGAAGGAGCCACGATGGCACGCACCGACGACGACCCGACCATGTCCCCCGAGGACCAGGCCGAGTACGAGAAGCACCTGGCTGAGGTGACCGACGGCCGCGGCGACGAGAACCCGGACGCCTCGCCCTACGACGAGAGCGACGTGCCCGCATGACGTTCTCCGGCCACACCGACGTCGTCCGCAACACGAGCCAGAAGAGCTCGCGCAACGGACAGCGCGTCAAGTCGTTCATCATCCACCACGCCGCGACCACGGACGCCGCGGGCGTCGTCGCCCTGATGGTCTCGGGCCGCCGCACCGTCTCGAGCAACTACGTCGTCGGTCGCGACGGCACCGTCTACGGCGTCGTGCCGGAGGAGGAGCGCGCATGGACCTCCGGCTCGTCCAGCGACGGCGGCAAGGGCGCGGCCTGGGACCGTCAGTCGATCACCTTCGAGACCGCCAACCTCTCGGCCGGCGGCGCGTGGCCGATCAGCGACGCCTCCTACGAGAGCGTGTCCGACGTCCTCGCTGACGCGGCCAACCGCTACGGCATCGACCTGAACCGTGACACTGTCATCGGGCACCGCGAGCTCTGGTCGCGCTACCGCGCCTCCTACGCCACGGCCTGCCCCGGCGGCTTTGACCTCGACCGCCTCGTCAACATGGCGCGAGCGAAGCAGGGCAAGGGCGCGGCCCCGGCCTACTCGGGCAGCACCGGCGCGGGCAACACCGGCGGCGCGTACGTCGAGGCGGCCTCCGTCAAGGAGTACCAGCAGCTCCTCATCGCCCGGGGCTACGACCTCGGCCCGACCGGCGCCGACGGCGTCAAGGGCCCAAAGACCGTCGCCGCGCTGATGGCGTTCCAGGTCGCCGAGGGCATCGACCGCGACGGCCTCGCCGGGCCCATCACGGTCGGTCGCCTGCGCTCCGGCGTGCACGGCACGGCACCCGCTCCGTCGCCGGCCGCGGTCGCCCCGCCGTTCCCGCTCCCGGCCGGGTCGTACTTCGGCCCGCGCTCGGGTCCGGCGGCGAGCGTCTCGGGCTACTTCTCGCACCGCGAGGACCTGCGTCGCTGGCAGGCGCAGATGAAGGCCCGCGGCTGGGCGATCACCGCGGACGGCCTCTACGGCGGCAAGACGGGCGACGTCGCCGAGGCGTTCCAGGTCGAGAAGGGCCTCGACGTCGACCGCCTGATCGGTCCCGCCACGTGGGCCGCAGCGTGGACGGCTCCCGTCACCTGATCCACCCGGCAAGTTGACAGCCCCCCGCCCCGCACGAAAGTGCAGGTCGGGGGGCTTTCGCGTGGCATCATGGACCGACAGAAGGGGGGAGCCGGATGAGCTCTCTACGGCATCGCCTCCTCGAGCGGGCGGGTCGGAGTCGCGCACTGCGCCACACGATCTGGGCGCACGACGCCATCCCGGCTTCCGAGTGGGTCTTCCGCAACATCAAGCGGGTCTGGCTCCCGATCTACGACGTGATCATCATCGCCTCATCGGTCGCTGGCATCGTCTACGGGGTGCCCGTCATCGAGACGATCTTCCCCGAGGGCGTGGCGACCGCCGGCTCCATCGCTCTCGGCTTGGCAGCCCTGGTCGCGGGCCTCGGCCTGGCCTTCCCGGCTCTCGCCACGGTCGAGGCGTGGGCCAAGTCATTCTTGCTCGGTCTGATCACGGGCTACGCGGGAGCGCTCTTCCTGCTCGCGGCCGACGGCGACCCGAACCGTGCGCTCATCGCTGGCATCGCCCTCTGCTCGACCATCCCTGCCGTGATGCGCCTCGAGATCCTCAAGAACGAACGACAGAAGCGGGAGGCGCTGGCGATGCTCGCGCGCGTCGAGTCGCAGGCAGGGCAAGCATGACCCCCGGAGAGATCGTCGCCTACATCGTCGCCATCACGGGACTCATCGGCGCATTCGCCACATTGCGCAAGAACCGGAGCGACAACCGGGCCGCTCTCGCTGCCATCGCTGCCGAGAACAACGCCCAGCGCCTTGCCGTCGCCAAGGAGCGCGCATCGCTCAAGAGTGAGACCGACAAGCGGATCGACGAGCGGCTGAAAGAGGAGTTGGGGCGCGCCTACGACCTCATCGACGAGATGCGGACGGAGATCGACAAGCTCAAGGAGGAGCCGGACACGATCAAGGCCGTCGTCCGCCGGTGGATCTTCACGCTGCACGAGTGGTCCCGCGCGAACGGCCACACGATCCCCTGGCCGAACGACACCGACATGGCGATCCTGGCCCCCGAGTTCGCAGACTTGAGCGTTTCGCTGCCGCACGACGAAGTGCGGCGACGTCGTGACGCGGCCACCAGCGACTAGCCTGATCCCCGAACGAGAGGACGACCATGCCACGAGGATGCTGCGACGACGGGGAGCCGACCCCGATCAAGGCTGGCGCCGGGATCAGAGTCACTGGGTCTGGCACCACCGTCGACCCGTACAAGATCACGTCGGTGTCGACTGACATCGGCGCGTTCCTGACCGTCCGCGACACCCCGACCGTCGATCTGACGCTCATCGGCTCCGGCAACGCGGGGGACCCGTTCGAGCTGCGCGCGTCGTCGACGCTGCGACTGAGCGACTTGACCGACATCCAGGACCCGACCGGCGTGCCGCTCGCGGGTGAGTCCCCGGTCTACGTCGGCACCTACCCACTCGGCCACTGGGAGTTCAACACGCTGCCGCCGGCCCCCGCAGGCTCGGTCAACGTCGGCGCTGGGATCTCGGGCACGGGCGCTGCCGCGGCGCCGATCCGCGTCGTCACGTCTGGCACCTGGGGCTCCGGCCCTCTGGCTGGCCTCGGCACGGACACGACCATCGGTCAGCCGATCTACGTCGACGCGAACAACGCGCTGCGGGCCGCGCCACTCCCGGCTGCGGCTAGCCCGCTGTGGGCCAACATCCAGAACAAGCCGTCCACCTTCACCCCGTCGGCGCACACGCACGTCGCGAGTGACATCGCCGTCGCGGAGCAGCGCAAGCTCGACGCGGGCAAGGTGCTCGGCAAGACCATCACCACCACCACCACGTCCTCGTCGCCGCCTGCGAACGCCGCGACCGGGGACCTCTGGTTCTTCCCGAGAGGCTCCTGATCATGGCACGTGGATGCGGATGCGCTGGCGAGAGCTGCGGCTGCTCGGTCGTCGCGGGCACGTCGATCGCGATCACCGGGGTTGGATCCAAGGCGAACCCGTTCCGGGTCTCCGTCGACCTGGCGAAGTTCCCGCTGACCGACCAGGTCAAGGTGGCTGACTCGACGACGGTCGACATGACCATCTCGGGCACGGGCACACCGGCCGACCCGCTGATCCTCTCGGCCGCCGTGCTGCTCGTCGCGCCGAACGGTGCGAAGTACACGCTGGCCGTCGACAACAGCGGCGTCCTGTCGGCCAAGTCTGTGTAGTCTGGTGTCGCTCGCACGGCTGGTTACCGTGGAGCGTCCTTAGGTTGGAATGCAAAAGACCCCCACCCGTAGTCGCTCCCGGGTGGGGGTCTTCTGCGTGACCAGCATTGCTGGTCGAGGTGTCACATGATCTCGATGTCCCAGCCGAACTCGTTCTCGAGGATCTCGATCGTCTCTTGCTCGACGTCGGGGCGCAGGCCCCTGGCCTCTGCCATCTCGCGCGCCCTTCGCAGGTCGTGCGCGAGACTAGCGGCGCTGCGCGCCACGGTGGCTGAACTGCGCGTCGACGCCGGGGTAGCTGCGCACGCGGGGGGGCGTCGGGGCGGAAACGGCCCGCGCGAGGGCCTGGAACGCCGTGGAGACGCTGTCGACGATCGCGCGAGCCATCGCCTGCATCGCCTCTCCAACGACGGAGAGGGCGTCGTGGAGCCCCTGACGGGTGCCTCGGGTGATCGTGATGGTCGCCGTGTCTGCGATCTTGGGTGCCATGTGCTGCTCCTGCTCTACTGAGGGTCGTGCGTTGCGACGACGGGGAGGGGGGAGATCCACCAGAACTCCGGCCGCGCGCGCTCCGCGACCTCGAGGTGGAAGTAGTCGTTGATGTCGATCTTCTGCTTCTCGCGCCACCGCGTCCAGGGATGGATCTTGGCACGGTCGATGTCGACGCGGTACCGGTGGGGGCCGCGGTGCGCGGGGCCGAGCGTGGCAGGCACTAGCGCGACCGGCCGGTTGGTCAGCCACACCAGCCCGGCGTCGCCCGGGGCGAGGGTGATCGCCCCGCCCCGGGCCTCGGCGTGCTGCTCGTCGCTCAGCCAGGCGTAGAACTGACCGATCACGCGCCGATGATCCCTCGCCAGAGCCACGCGAGCAAGGCGATGCCGGCGCTGACGATGATCGCGAAGACCAGGATCATCGCCACCTTCGAGAAGATACGGCCGAGCAGAGAGGGGCGGCGTCGGTGCGCCACCTTCTCGGCCGCCAGGTCGGCGTCCACCTGGCGGTGGTCGAGGGGGTCGTGTCGTTGGGGCATGGGGTCTCCTAGAGGACGAGCAGCACGATGGCTGCGGTGTTGATGGTCAGGTGCAGGGTGTTGTCGACGATGATCATCAGCCAGGTCGACATCCACGCTGGTTTGTCGGCGGCGTACCCGCCGTTCTCGCGGGCCTCCCGCCAGGAGTAGCGGTCGGCTCGCGGGGCCAGCTGGTTCAGCCCCCAGATCAGGTGCTTTGCCAGGCGGAACCGGTCGATCACCGCGTGCGTGATGATGATGGTCGAGATCGCCAGCATGATGCCGAAGGGGTCCGCCCCCGCCCCGGCGCCGGCCAGTGCCAGCATGGCCGTGTAGACCAAGCCGTGCACGATGCCGTGCCAGAGGGCGACGAGCCCCCTCTTCGTTTTCTCGCGCGCCATCCAGTCGTTCTGCAGCACGTAGTCTGCGATGAGGTGAGCGAGGATGATGCCGAGGCCGATCATCGGGTCACGACCTTCTGGTCTTCGGACAGCGCCCTGTCGGTCATGCGGTACGAGAGTGTGGCGTAGTCGCCCTCCCAGTTGACGTCGACGACGGCGTTCTCGACCAGCCCGTAGGTCGCGAGCTCGTAGTCGTTCATCACGTCTTCCGAGTTGTTGCCCTCGAACCAGGGGGCCGCCCAGCAGTCGGACGGCTTGGGCTCGTGCCGGCACGGGAACGTCTCGCAGTCACCCGGGCAGGTCCACCGGCAGTTGGCACCCTCGGGGGCGTCGCAGTGGAAGCGGACGTGGGTCAGGTAGGCGCTCCGCTCGGGATCGTCGGCGTCGTCGAACGTCACCCAGTGGTGCTCGCTCGTGCCGCTCGGTTCGATCGTCGCCCAGCCCGGGTGCTTCACGTCGTGCCCGGCGTCGACCTCGTCGTCGCTGGCCTCACGCTCCGGCACGACGTCGCGCCAGTCCTTCGCCTCGTGGTCCCACTTCTGCGCCACCCACTTCTCGGTGTCGCGGTCGTAACGACCGATGACGGCCGTCGGATCGGTGGTGGGTTCGGTCATGATGTGCTCCTGGTTGGGGGTGGGTGGTTACTTCTGGCGGACGTCGATGACGTAGCTGATGAAGCCGGAGGCGTTCTCCTTGAGACGCCACTTGAGCTGCAAGCCGTCGGACGTGACGCCCTCGACCTTCGTGCGCTCGTCGGTCTGGTCCGGGAAGAGCTGAGACTTGGCCTGGGCGATGCCCGCCTCGGCCGTCTTCTTGATCGAGCGCAGCTTGTCGTAGCGACGGATCGCTTCGGTGCTGCGCGCGTCCGTGATCTTGCCGGTCGGGTTGTAGTCCTCGCCGCCCCAGCACGCCTGGTAGAACGGGCACTGGGTGTGGAAGCACCACGACTCGGGCTCGTCTCGCAGGTAGGACTGAGTGACGCCGGTCGCCATGGCCTCGGCGATGTCGAGCAGCCGCCGGTCGGCGACGTCGAGGAAGTACATCGCGTCCTCGACATCGATCACGAAGGCGTACATCCGCTTCTCGTCACCGGCGCGGTCGAAGTAGAGCAGCGAGGCGTAGGCGTCCGGCTCGACGAGGTCGGCCTGCAGCGCGCCGACCAGGTAGGCCGAGATCTGGATGAGGTGCTTGAGCGTGGGCCCCTCGCTCATGATGTCCGTGATCCCGGACTTGCTCTTGAGGTCGATGATCCCTTCGCGGCCGAGCCGGATGTCGAGGGAGCCGGTCGCCCGGGTGCCGCTCGGCAGGGTCACGGTCACGCGCTCCTGTGTCACGGCGCCGGGGATCTGCGCGCACACGGCCTCCTCGATCGCGTCGCCGGTCACGGTCCCCAGGAACGCCGCCCACTTCACGCGCGTGGCCGGCTCCTTCGGGTCGCCCGCGATCGAGGCTCGGATGTACTCGCGGCAGCCACCCAGCTCGGATGGGCCGAGGATGCGCTTGTCGGACTGCTGGGTGCGGGGCGCGGCCAGCTGGTGCTTGCGCACGGCCTCGAGGATGTCGAGGCCCAGCTGCTGCCCGCGAGCCTGCAGGGCGGCGAACTCCTGCGGGGTCCGGCCACCCTCCTCGTGGGGGCGCGGGTCTTCGCGGCCGACGACGGTGAAGGGCGGGGTCTCGAGCAGGCGCTCGACGTCGTCAGCCACCGAAAGCTCCTCGCACCTGATCCTGCGCCGCCTGCTGCGCCTGCGGGTCGACGTAGCCGTCGACGCCCTGCGGCGCAGCCTCGGGCTCGACCGGCGCGTCGGCGATCTGCGGCGTCGGCGCGACGCCCGGCCCCGAGTTGACGCCGTAGAAGGCGTCGAGCTCGGCCCGCTGCTCCTGCACGAGCTTCGCCTGCAGCATGTCGTCGTGCGCCTGCTGGATTGCCGCGGCCTCGACGTCCTGCGGGCGCTGGCCGACGGCGAGCAGCCACTGCGAGTTGACGACGTCGTCGAACGAGCCCTTGTTGTAGAGCGATAGGCCGAACTGCGTGCCGAGGTTCATCGCGGCCCGCTTGATCGCGTCGGACGCGCTGGTCTTGAGGGCGAAGTCGCCGACGTCGCCGACGACCGCGCCGGCTTGCGTGCTCATCGCCTCGCCGTCGTAGGAAGCGCCGAGCTGGTGGATGCGCAGCCGGGTCCGGGTTTGCATCGTGACCCGGAACGCCGTGACGCCCGTCACGTTGCCGTCGCGGTCCTTCTTCGGGATGTCGGTCTCGACCTTGATCAGCCGTGACTCGACGATCTCCTCAGACCAGCCGCCGAAACCGAAGACCCGGTTGAGCGTGCGGCGGATGTCCCACGCCTCCATGTAGGTGAGGGTCGAGCTGCCCTGTCGCCGCGTCGCCGTTCGATTGCGGTCGAGGGCGCTAGTCAGGTAGGCGATCTGCACTGGCGTGAGCGGGCGCAGCGCGTGTTGCGGGTGGACGATCTCGTTCATGAGGTTGCTCCTAGCTGTCGGGCGCGCTTCTCGCGCTCGGTCTGTCGTGCTCGTCGGGCCTTCGTGCAAATGACGCACTTGCGATGCGTGGCCCCCTGCTTGTCGACCCAGACATAGGTGTTGCCCGCGCTGTACGGGTGGCCCAGCGGGCAGTGCGTCTTCAACCGATTGGCCTCAGGCGCGGGCGGAGCCTCGCCGAGCGCACGGGAGGCACGCTCGGTCGCGGTCTCGCCAGGCTTGGTCGCGCTCTCGAGCTTCCGGTGGAAGGGGTTGACGCAGCCAGTCGGCGTGCACGCCGCCAGCAGGAACCGACCGCGAGGCAGGTCGGGGTCGATCACCTGCTTCCAGAGGTAGCGGTGCAGGAAGTGGCGCAGCCCGTCTCGGCTGATCAGGATGTCGCCGGACTTCTCGTAGGCGTCGCGCGGGAAGACGATGTGCTCGTCCTTGCGGGCGGGGTCGCGCAGCTGCTCGAGTAGCTCGGCTTCGCGCTGCTTGGTCAGGCGCATGGGTACTCCATGGGGGCCTCTTTCCGGGGAGGTGGGTGGTGCAAGAGTTACTGTAGCAGTTCCCCTAGGCGGGCGCGACGGGCAGCCGCTGGCCGTTCACCGTGGGGTGGATGCCGCAGTGACACTTGCCGATCACGTGCTTGTGACACTCGAAGGGGTCCTTGCACTTCTTCGTGACGGCCAGCATCAGGCGCTTCTTCTGGTCGAACTCCTGCACGGTGCCGTCCTCGCAGATCAGCGAGCGATCGCTGAGGCGGGTGGCCGTGACGAGCTGACCCTGGGAGCCGGTCAGCTCGAGTTCGTCGGCGGGCTGCAGGCCCGGGGGCGCGTAGATCACTACGCGCTCCCAGGTCGGCGTGACGTACGTGTAGCCGACGTCCATCAGACGGGGATCTTCCCGACGTCGATGCCGTTCGCTTTCGCCACCCCGTCGATCGCCCGAAGGTGGGTCTGGGGCAGGAACTCCTCGATCGGCCGGCCGACCATGCGGCAGCCGATCGCGCACATCGCCATCGCGTCGGCGACGTTGTCGTCGATGATGTCGACCCAGTTGTAGGTCTTGATCGCCGCGGCGAGCAGCTCGCCCTTCTCGATCTTGTTGACCCCGCTGCCGGAGGCGCGGCCGACCAGGTAGATCTTCCCGTGCGAGTTGTTGACGACGAGCACGATCCACCCCTGTCGCATGGCGTGGTCGACCATCTTCCACCAGGCGTGGGCCCGGTCGAACCCGGAGCCGCCGGAGGTGTAGGTCGGCTCCTCGATCACGAAGACGTGACGGCCGGCGCCGTCGGGCATCTGCTTGAGGAAGTCGGAGTGGAGCGTGTTGAACCGCCGCCACCGGTCGACGTGCGAGTCGTCGGATGCGCCGCCCGACCCGACCCGGCCAGTCACGATCTCGCCGGTGTCGAAGTGGCGGATCGCGATGCCGGTCTTCGTCATCGACATGTCGACGCCGATCACGCCGACGTACTCGTCGACGTACTCGAGCAGCGGGTGCGGCTTGACGGGCTTCTTCTTGCGAGCGGCCATCAGTGGACCTGCCGATCTGCGGCCAAGCCGCCGTACCTGTGGCGGTAGCGGTCGACCTCCCGCTTCGCCTTCTTCTCGGCACCCTTGACCGTGTGGCGAACCCAGACGTCATCACCCCAGCCGGGGCTGGTCTGCCCCAGCTGCGTGACCAAGAAGATCACGAAGGTGTGACGGGACACGTGGCTGACGATCGCGTACACCTCCTTCGGCGTGAGGTGTCGCGTTGCGAGCTGCTGGCCCATCAGACGACACACATCCACTCGGTGATCGTCGTCTTCGTCGCCGGGTTGTAGTACGAATCGGAGACGTAGCGCGTGCCGGGCCCGCAGTGCTCGGCGTTGTTGCCCTCGAAGACACCCGAGTTGATCGCCACCGTGATCGCGATCGCGAACGCCAGCAGCCCCGCGACGACGATGCCGACGACGGGAAACAAGGGGCGACTGAACTTCTCGATGGCCCAGAAGACCGCCGCGCCGCCACCGAAGAGGATGCCGATGAATAGCACGAAGAACAGGATGACGAGCAGCACCGTGCCGAACGTGCCCATCAGAACGGCGTCTCGTCGTTGTAGGCGCCCGCGACCGGCTGGCCCCAGACATCGGTGCTCCCGGCGCCCTGCGCGGGCGGCTGCTGCTGGAAGGGCGGGGCCTCAGTGGGCGCGGCCTGCTGCGCGGGGGGCTGCTGCCCCTGCCAGGGCTCTCGCTGCTGCGCGGGCGGCTGCTGGCCCTGCGGCGGGCCGGCCTGCTGCTGCGGGGGCTGGTAGCCGCCACCCTGGGGCGGACCACCGTAGCCACCGCCTTGCGGGGGACCGGCGTACCCGCCGCCCTGGGGCGGCTGGCCGTAGCCCTGCTGTTGAGGCGGCTGGCCGCCGTTCTGCTGCTGCTGGTACTGGCCCTGACGCTGGTCCTGGTTGCGGTTGCCCGTCGCCTTCGTCACCTGCGCCACGGCGAACCGGAGGTCGGGGCCGATCTGCTCAGCCTCGAGCGTCAAGGTCGGGACCTTGACTCCGTCCTTCTCGTAGCTGCCCTGCTTGAGCGCACCGTAGACGATGACTCGCATCCCCTTGCCGAGCGACTGCGCGGCGTGCTCGCCTAGTTCTCGCCACGCGGCGACGCGCATGAAGAACGGCTCGCCGTCCTTGAACTCGTTTGCCTGCCGGTCGAACGTGCGGGGGGTGCTAGCCACTGTCATGTTCGCCACGGCCACGCCCGCCTGGGTGTACCGCAGTTCAGGATCGGCCGTGAGATTCCCCACGATCATCTGCATCACTTCGCCAGCCATCAGGCAGCCTTCCTCTTGTGACGGTTGCCCCGTCGGTTGTTGATCAGTGCCGTCACGGGTTCGTGATGGCGGGGGTTGCAGCAACGCCGGTGCTGGCACTCCTTGCGGATGCCCTCGCAGCCCGAGTCGTTGTGGCAGGTGTGGTCGAGCCGAAGCCCGGGGCCGATCGTCCCACCCATCAGCACGAAGGCGTGCCGGTGGGCTCGGACGAAGATGTTGCCGGGCAGTCGGACGGAACCGTACCCGTGCTTGTTGATCGCGCCGCGCCAGGGCCAGCAGGCATCGGGCCCGCCAGTCGTGTCGACGCGACGCCAGAATGCGTCGATGTCCATGGTGTTCCTCTTTCCGGGGAGGTGCTACAGACAGTACATCAACGGCCGCCACTGTGCGACCATCGTCTTGCCTACTCACCCCCTCACAGAATCGAGATCCCCCATGGCAGGAGACCACGAGGCCGAGACGACCCCGGCCTACGCCGAGCTCGTCAGCTTCATCCCCCAGACGCCCGCTGAGGCGTCGAAGGCCATCTCGATGCTGCTCGCCACCGTGGCGGCCGGCATCGTCGTCGCACAGCAGGGCGGCGTCAGCCTCATCGAGTGGCTGCAGATCGCCGTCGTGCTCGTCGCGGCGGTCCCCGTCTACCTCTTCGCGGGCGTCGTCGCGAAGACCATCGCCGCGTTCCTGGCGGCAGCACTGACGGCCGCCATCCCGGTCATCGGCAACGCGGGCGACCTCAGCCAGGTCGACGGCTCGTCCTGGCTGGTCGTGCTGCTCGCAGGCGCCGCGGCGATCGGCGTCGGTGTGATCCCGAACGCGCCGTGGTCCGGCAAGCAGGACGAGAACGCAACGCCGTAGCTCCGAACCAGAAGGGGCCCCAACCAGCATTGCTGGTTGAGGCCCCTTCGTCGTTCCCGGCTACTCGTTGATCGGCACCCAGTCGGTTCCGAGCCGGACGCGGCCGTCGAGCGGGACCCACGTGCCCGACGCCGTGCGGATGCGGCCGTCGGTCGGGACCCAGCTGGTGTCGCGACGGATGCGACCGAAGCTCGACGTCGGGTTCGGTTGCCTCTGGCCGACGACGGCTGACCACTCGCCGCCGAGCTGGCCGGCGTAGTCCGTCATGGTGGTGCGCGCCGTCGCGCGGTAGAAGTAGGCCTCGCCCGGGGTGCGACCTGACACCGTGGGCTGGCCGTTCGCGGTGTCGTAGGTCTCGACGCCGATCGTCATCTCGGGGTTGCGCGCGATCTGAATGCGGTAGCCCGTGATGCGTGCGCCGCCGAAGTCTCCCTCCATCGTGAAGCGGGGGTAGGACGTGCGGCCGTCGGCGGACGAGGTGACCTCGAGCATCCTCGGGCCCTGCGGCGCCTGCTCGTAGCGCAGCGATCCAGCCAGGACGCCCGGCCGGGTCAGCGAGTAGTTGTCGTACGTCGGGCCGCCGGGCACGCCTCCGCCCCAGGCGTAGAAGATCGGCAGCCACGCCAAGCGCAGGGTCTGCGTGCCGCCGTTCACGAACACAAGCCGCTCCATCGGCTGCAGGCCTCGGTTGTCGGCCCGGCTCGACGCAGGGAGCACGAGCTCGACAGTGTAGCCGTCGCCGAGGTAGGCCCGGCCTCGAGGGTTCGCGCCTCGGCCCGACGCCCAGAAGCCGAGGCCGGTCACCAGCACCGAGCGGTCGCCGCTTGCTAGCTGGCGGCCTGATGGCATCGGGATGGCGCAGCTGGGGCCGGAGCCGGACGCGACCCAGCTCGATACGTTGGCGGCGGAGCCGAAGCTGATGTCGGGCATGAAACCTCCTGGTCAGCAGCCAGGATAGCTGCGCGGAGAGGTCATGAGCTTGCCCGTCGCCGGCCGGCGTGGTCGCGCCCGCCACGCGACAGGCACGGGTCGTTGCCGCTGGCATTGCAGGTCGGGCACGCCCCCGGCGCCGTCGTCTCCGGGTAGCGGAACTGCAGCGTCGGGGGCTTGGGCTTCTCGGTCATCAGCTGTCGAGCTGCAGCAGCGGCTTGACCACGCCCGAGGTGATCGACTGGGCGACGACCTCGCCGGTCTGCTCGTAGACGGTCTTGCCGTTGGGCAGCACGGTGTGAGCGAAGAACTCCTGCTCGAACGTGACGATGCCCGACTCGACGGCCTCGAGCTTTGCCTTCACCATGAGCGTGAGGGCGCGCCACTTCTGCCGGACGGCCTGCTCGTACTCAGCCTCGGCCGCCGTCGCCGTGCGCACGCCGCGCGTGTGGTGCGTGAAGCGGCGCTCGGCACGGTCGGGGAGGGGGAGCACGAAGCGCACCTGGCGGCCCTGCATCACGAAGCCGACCATGGCCCGCTTCGGCTCGCTGGCGTAGGCGAAGCTGTCGGCGCCGTAGCGGTGGATAACGCGCTCGATCTCGGCTCGCGACTTCTCGGACGTGACCTCGGTCTTCTCGGCGTAGGCCATCAGGCGTCCATCCCGTCGAGCAGCTGGATCGTCTGGCACGGGTAGGGGTCGCCGTCCTCGACGCAGTCGCCGAACTGCTCCTCGACGTGCACCGCACGCAGCGCGGCGTTGATCGTCAGCGACCGGTCGACGAAGCTGTCGATCGCGGTGAGCAGCGGGTGGGGCGTCGTCGTCGAGCCGGGTATCCACGGGTGGTCCATCGTGGCCGCGGCCTTGAGCTTCGTGCGCATCTCGAGGTTGTGCATCAGAATCCGTCTCCGTCTCGGTCGGGCTCATCGTCGCCCTGTTCGAGCGTCTCGTCGTGGGCGTGGCCCAGGTGGCAGGACCACTGCTCGTGCAGCCCGGCGCGGTCGACCCACGTCACGATCTGCACCTCGTTCTCGAAGCCGCAGGTGTCACAGATGCGGCTCTCGTGGGTGATGTCGGCCGGCTCGGTGTCGACGTCCGACAGGCCGGGCATCAGGTTGCTCACCGCAGCTCCTTGCGGATGCCGAGGATGGCGGTCGCCGCGGCGTCGGTGGCGTGCTCGACGTCGACGACGTCGGGGTCGTGCGCGATCCCGATCGAGACCGAGACGTAGCTGGGTCCGGTCGGGCTGGTCATCGCGACCGTAAGGATCGTCCCCTCGTTCTCGACGTCGGTCGTGACCTCGAAGCTGCTGTCGTCGGCGGGGGCGGTGTCGGGCTGGGGCATGGCTTCTCCTCGTGCGGGGTAGGGGTGGTGCGGGGGCGACGTCGTGCCGCCCCCGCGGGTGGATCAGAAGGGCAGGGCCTCGGCGTGCAGCGGCTCGAACAGGTCGCGCTCGGGTCGGGCCAGCTGGTTGTCCTCGCGGATGAAGTCGACGAGGCCGCGCCAGCTGCGCCCGTTCGACGGGTGCCCCTGGCCGGTGGCGAACCAGAGACCGTGCGGCGTGCGCTGGGCGGCGTAGACGTAGATCTTTCCGCCCGAGGTGAACTGCTTCTTGAACCGGATGGTCTGGGCCTGCGGCTCTTGCGGGTAGCGCAGCTTGTCGGCTGCCGCTCGCAGCTGGCGAGTGCGCGCGTCGAGCCGATGGTTCGTCGCGATCCGCTTCCGCATGCGGTTCTCGATGCTGGCGAGCTCGAGCTCGATCTCGCCGAGGGACTCGGGCATGGGCTTGGTCATGGTGCTCCTGTTCTGCTGCAGCGCAGCGGTGATGGCGTCGTGGAGGTCGATGAAGACGGCGGGTGCGACGGGCGCTGCGCCCGAGAGGACGCTGAGCAGGACGATCCGGGCGAACCCGTCTCGGTCGAAGCTGCTCGACTCGAGCGCGGGGTACTTGTCGATCAGGCCCCGGCGCTGCCGGTGCCTCGAGAGCGTGCGCTGAGCCACGGCCCAGGCGATCGGGAATGATCGCTTGTCGTACTGCCCGAGGGTGTGGCGCTCGGCGAACTCCGGCATCACTTGACCTTCGGCGTGAGAGCCTCGGCGACGGCGGCCTGAGCGGTGCGGATGACCTCGTCGTTGATCGTCTTCTTGGCCGCGGCGATGGTCGGTGCCAGCTCCTTGCGCAGGAACTCGTCGACCGTCTCCTTGACCAGGTCACCCATGTTCCGAGGGGTGCGGTTCCAGCTGCTGCCCGACTGGTCCGACGGCGGTGCGGCGACGAGCTTCTCGACCGAGCGCTTCACCTCTTCGACCAGGACGAACGGGGGGCCGACCGGCTTCGGCTCCTCGCCGTAGCGAGTGTGCCCCTCGTGGCGCTGGATCGGCTGCTCGATGATCTCCTTGATGCGCTCGGCGACGACGCCCGAGATCTTGTCGTCGACCTTCTTCATCAGGTCGGTGGCTGCCGCGTAGTCGTACCGCTTCATCAGTCGGTCGACGATCGCGCTGAGGATCTGCCCGTCGTAGTCGGTCGGGTCGGACGGGATCAGGTCGCCGTCCTCGTCGCGCTCGAACGTCGGCGCGAGGTTCAGCTCGATGGTGATGGTCTGGCGGATGGGGGTGTTCGTGCTCACGGTGTCCTCTTTCCGGGGAGGTGGTGTGGATCTTACGGGATGGGGATGCCGCCGACCAGACGACCCTTGCGGTAACGGGGGCGGTCGGGCCAGCAGGCGGGGCAGACGTCCTGCCCATCGGCGGTGTAGTGCCAGTCGAGCGTCAGGGCCAGGGCCCGCAGGTCAGCGGCCCGGGGGGCACCGGGCGGTGCCGTCCCCCGGAGGGTCAGGCACCGCTCGGTGAGGCGGAAGTCGCACGCCAGGGTCCACCAGACGTGCGCCGACATCAGCCCTCGTCGTTCGCGTCGCCGTCGTACACCGGGCCCTGCTCGGCCGGCTGCACGCCGAAGGTGCCGTACTCGATCTTCTCGATGAACTGCAGCACGTCGGCCTGCTTCGTGACCTGCTCCTGGGCCTTGCGCAAGGCGTCGCGCGCTCCCTGCCGGAGGTCGACGACGTTCATGTTGAACTCCTCGACCGTGATCGGGAAGAGGGCCACGGTCTCGTCGGCCTTGAAGACCTTCTGCTCGGCGGTCGTGGTCTGGTAGCCCTGCACGAACTCGATGGCGACGACGGCCAGGTCGCCGTCGCCGTTCGAGAGGACGCTGGTGACGACGCCGATGATGATCTTGGCGCCCGAGTAGCCGCTCGTGTCGAGGCGCTTGTAGATGTCGTTCGCCTGCAGGGTGCGGATCGCCTGGGTCGAGGTGGGAACGTCGACGAGCTGGGAGATTGCCTTGGTCATGGTGTTGCCTTTCCGGGGTGATTGACCAGCAATGCTGGTCGGATGGGGGTGGGTGGTCGGGGTGGCTACGGCCTGGTGCGGTCCGCCTCGTGCGACGCCGAGTCGATGGCGCTCGAGACGCGGGAGGCGTACTCGGACCACTCGGCGATCGTGCCCTTGAGCTCTTCGATCTCGGTGTCGCGCTCCTCGATCCTCTTCTCGAGCGTGGCGACGTCGTCGGCGTGGTCCTGCTTGATGTCCTGGATGCGCTGCGCTTGCTCGGCGATGATGACGAACGGGTCGTCATTCCCCACGGCAGCCATCAGCCGACCATCACGACAACGAAGGTGTTGGGCGCGAGGTGCATCACGTCGCCATCTTCGTGCGAGACAGTCGTCTCGAACTGGACGTGGTACACGCCTTCGCTGCTCACGTAGTAGGCGACGATGCGACCGACAGTCTGGCTCTTCGGCAGGTGCACCTCGACGATCCGGCCGACCATGGTCGGGGTGATCTCGAGAAGCACCGCGTCCGGCGGGTAGTGGAAGTTCGGCTCCCGCGCGTACGGTGAGGGGTCGACATGGGCGTAGGCCATGGCGTCGATCATGCGTTGGGCTGCTGGTCCAGTGGTCGGCTTGCGGTCCTGGTCGGTCATGGGTCAGTCCTTCTCGGTCGGTCGGGTGTCGGTGCGCTCGCGGCCCTGGGCCCGGGCGCTGCCGAAGATGCTGATCTGGTCGGCCTTGCGCCGCTCGAGGTGGCCGTCCAGCCACCAGCGCATCAGGTCGCGGACGTCGATGACCTCGCGGGTGGTCTTGCCGTTGTCGCCGAGGGTCACGCTCAGCTCGAGGCGGGGCGAGCCGAGGCCAGCACCCGAGTCCAGCTCGAAGCGGATCGTCTGGCCGTCCTCTTCGGCGCTACCGCTGAGCCAGTTCTGCCGCATGGACAGCGTGTTCATGGCGTCGTAGATGGGCACGCCCTCGACGAGGGTCGCGGTGATGGGGAGGTCGCTCATGGTTGGGTCCTTCGGTCGGTGGTTGTGGATGAGGATCAGGGCTGCCGCGCTCCGCTCCGCTGCGCTTGCCTTCGATGCCCGTGACCAGACTGACAGCCGCACCTCACGCTGGGAGGGTGAGCAGCGGGTGATCATCGGGTGGCTGGCGGGTGAGATCGGTGAGAGCAAGACTCGGCGGAGCCGAGGCGCGGTAGCGTCAAGCGAAGCGCGACAGCATCGGGGTGGTTGCGGGTGGCGCGCTCCGCGCCGGTCCCCTGCCCCCCTTCCCCCCAGGTGGGGAGAAGCTGTGGATAACTCGTCGTGCTGTTCAGTTGTGGGCGCACGCTGTTCGGGCGCGCCGCTGCGATGTCCCTCTGACGGACGAGATGACGGCCCGGGGTGAGCGGAACCGGTTCTCGGCTAGGTACGTCGGTGCCCCATGAAGGGTCGACACACACCCCGCGCTGCAGCTATGCTGCAATCGAGGCCCTGAACAAGCGTCAGCGTAAGCCCCCCGGTTCGAGTTGCACAACTCCCGGGGGGCTTCGTGTTTCCTGCTAGTGGTCGACGCGGCGGCCGACCACTAGATGTTGTGGTCGTGGCTCAGAGTGGCATCCAGGCCAGGCCGCCCGGCGGGGTGATCGCATTGCACGTGGTGCACAGGTAGGCGATCCCCGGGCTCTCGAACTTCCGTCGGTGCTTGGAGCAGCAGGTGCCCTGGTGCTTGCAGATGGGGATGAGACGCCAGGTCGCGGCGCTGCCGCACCCGCGCCACATGCACGGGACCTCGCCGTCGAGCCAGGACTCGAGCAGCTGCTCTTCCTTGGTGCGCTCGGCGACGGCGCTCACGAGTCGAGCCGCATGGTGACGGTGGGCAGGCCCTGCTCTTCGGCCTCGTACAGCCAGCGGTCCATCTCGGGGTCGAAGCCCAGCGAGTAGACGATCAGCTGCGAGGCGTGCTCGCGCATCCGGGCCCGGCGCTTGGCGTCCGCGCGGGTGGCCTGGGCTGGTGGTGCGGGGTGCCGCTCGAGGGCGAAGCGGTCCGTGTCCCAGACCGAGGCGAGCGCCTCGCCGATCGGACTGCCGTCGACGACGAGCGTGACGTCGGGCCCGCCGGCCGCCGACCACCAGTCGAGCACGAGGTGCAGTAGGAACTGGGGCGTGGCGAGGGGCCAGGCTGTGCTGCCGACGACGACGAGGCGGACGGTCTCGGTGTTGCTATGCTGCTCCTGCGTCTCCATGACGTAGACCTTTCCGGGTTGAGGGCGGGCAGTCGATCGGTCGGCTGCCCGCCACTTCCATGTGCGGGGCCAACCAGCATTGCTGGTCAGCTGGCGAGAGCCTTCTCGGCCAGCAGTCGCAGAGCCTCGGACAGGCTGATCTTCTCGACCTTGGACCGGGCTAGGGCGCGCTCCCACACGACGGGGTCAGCGACGACGCGGACCCGGGTGTACTCCGGCGGCGCCTCCTGCTGGACAGGCTGCGGCTCGCCGCTTGCGTACTCCTCGAGCAGGTCCCGGATCAGGGCCGAGGTGGTCTTCTCCTTCTCGTGCGCCAGCGTCTTGATGCTGGCCTTGAATTGCGGTGTCGTGCGGAAGTCGCGTTGAATGCTGTCGCTCATGTCGGTCTCTCAGGATCTGGATCGAGTGCACACTGTGTGTGTGTGATGGGTACGTTTGTTGTGAACCTCACGTACACATTAGCCCTACGTTGTCCGGCTCTCGTGGGCGCCGCGAGGTCGGCCCTCGCCTCGAGCACGCCGTCGTCGAGACGGAGGTCAGGGTGACTGCGCTGACGGATGGTCGTGACCACGCGCTGCGGCTCGTCGGGGAGGGCGAGCCACCACTTCCCGGGCCGCTTCGCCTCGGCCTTGCGCGCGTCGGCGACCAGCCGCTTCCAGTCGTGGAGGCGGCCGGTCGGCCCGAGGCGGTACGGCATCAGTCCTTGAGCTTCTCGGTGTCGCCGTCGAAGATGTCGCTCTCGTTGAGCACGATCCGCACGGGCCCGGTGGCGTCGATCTGGATGAGCTTGTAGTCGGGGGTGAACGGCGACCAGCCGACGCTCACCTCGACGCGGCTGTCGCCATCGACGAACTCAGCCGACCCGTCGTTCATGCCGGCGACCTCGGCTGCGAACATGCCGCCCTCCTCGATCAGCGCGTGGCTCTGGCTGACAGTGAGCGGCGTGACCTTGGTCTTGAACGGCAGCGAGTCGACCGACCAGAGGGCGTTGTCGCTGTTGCTCTCCCCGGCCGGGCGCATCTGGCCGATGTGGATGCCGTGCACGTTGAGGTGGGCGGTGACGATGTGCGCCTCGTCGTCGCTCGCGCTGAGCGTGTCCCAGCTGCGGGTCGTGTCGCCGTCTGACCAGGCGTCGAGCAGCGTGGAGCACGCGGCGTCGTCGATGCAGACCTCGCCGCCCGCGGCGTAGCGGCGGGTGTAGATGGGGGTGATGCCGAGCCCGGAGTCTTCGGCCTCGATCTTGATGTGCGTGGTCATGGTCAGTCCTTAGTTCGGGTGGATGAGTTCGTCGGCCCGCGTTTGCATGGCTCGACCGATGATGTCCGCGACGTCGATGTCGACGCTCGCGGCAAAGTGGAGCATGTCGCTGACGACGTCGGCGATCCCCGCCTCGAGGTCGTCGGTGTGCTGCGGCCAGCCGGTGTGGGCGATGAGAGTCTCGCGACCGCGCCGTGCTCCACGCTCCGGTGCGGGCAGGTCCTTGAAGCCAGGCACCCTGTCGAGCCGGCCGCTGATCGCGAGCGGGAACCCCTCGTCGTCGACCGCGGTGAGCACGACCTCGCTGCTGCCGCGGTCGGTGGCCTTGCCGGCGCGGTAGATCCAGGCGTAGGCACCTGCCTCGTCGGCGTCGCGCGTGTCCCACTCGACGTCGAGGCGCACCTCGGCCTCGGGGTAGGCGCCGCTCATGGCGATCGCCACGTGTCCGAAGTCGGGCGACCACCGGGTCTCGAACTGCAGCGAGAGGCAGTCGGTCTGGACCGTGTACGTGGTGTCCATGTCGTCGAAGTCGATGCCGTCCGGGGTGTCCCGAGCGATGTACGCCCTGACCCGCAGGTCGATCAGGCGCAGCTGCTCCGTGGTCCACGGCTCGTCGGGCGTGACGTTGAGCGAAGTGGTCGTGCTCATGATGTGTCCTTATCTACCCCATGATGGGGACAAAGTGTGTGTGTGATCTGACCAGCAATGCTGGTCAGCCGGTGGGCTCCGAGTCGACGAGCAGCTCCTCCTTGTAGAGCTCGAGCAGCTTGTCGTGGATCTCGCGGGCCTGCTCGTAGAGCACGTAACCGGCCAGCTCGACCATCGTGGTCTCGCCCGAGGTCAGCTCTGACGACACGTTGTGGCAGCCCGTGCCGATCGCCTCGAGCATCCGAGTGTGGGTCATCACGTCCGGCGCTTCGCTCGCCAGGGAGCGCAGCGCCTCCTCGAACGCCTCGCCCTCGAGGTCGCGCGGCGCGGTGCCGAGCTCGTTCACGAGCCCGTCGCGGACGTTGTTGATGAAGGCGAGGGCCTCCCGGTTGTCCATCCCGCACTCGACCAGCTCGCTGATCTCGAAGGCGGAGAGGTTGTCGATGCGCTCGATGGCGCTGGTGTGAGACATGGTCGTGAGGTCCTTCTGATGGGGGTGAACGGAGGGGCGGCACCCTACCGTGGAGGGAACCGCCCCGGGTGGGGAACGCGGTCAGCCGTAGACGAGCTTGCCGAACGCCGCGATCTGCATGATGCAGTCGTAGGCGTCGCCGTCGATGTGGACCAGCTCGATCAGCTGGGTCTCCTTGTCGCGGTCGCGGTACGACTCGATGATGTAGCCGTGGATGCGCGGCCCGACGAAGTCCTGGTCGAGGTCGAGCAGCTTGCCGTACGCCTCACGGATCTGCTCGGTGGTGATGACCACCTTGTCGGGCGGTTCGGTGTCGGAGCCCGTCTCGATGGCGAGGCCGGCGAAGTGGGCGTCGTCGGGCAGTGTGCTCTTGTCGAGGTCTGGGTCGCCGAGCAGCCAGTAGTCGATGGCCCCGTCGACGACGTTGACCAGCTCCTTGACGTGCTCGTCGGGGAGGATCTCGAGCAGGCGCTTCTTGGTGGGGGCGAGGGCCATGGTCAGCGTCCGTTCTTCGCGAGGAGGATGAGCGTCTCGATGCCGCCCGCGAACTGGGCCACCTCGATGCAGGCGGCGTAGTCGGGGAAGACCGACGCCAGCTTGCGGTTGTTGGTCGAGTCGGCCTTGGCCCACGTGTCGAGCAGGCTCGAGGTGAAGCTGCCCGGCTCGCGCGCCGCGGGATGGTGGGGGTTGAGGTGCCAGAGCACGTGGCTTGCGACCTCGGCGCTGACGACGGGCGTGGCTGAACGCTTCGGTCGCAGCTCGTCGGCCATGCCGTGCACGATCTTGAGCAGCGCGTCCTCGTACTCCTCGTAGTTCTTGCCCTCCTGCTCTGACTCGGGCAGGTTCTGGTAGGTCTCCGTGACCTCGTCGTACTCCTTGAGCAGGTCGTCGGCCGTGCTCATCGCTCGTCCTCCTGACCAGCAATGCTGGTCGTGTCGATGTGGTTCGCCTCGAGGAAGGCGAGGTGCTTGCGTCGTTCGTCGCTCATGATGTGCTCCTGGTGGTGGGGGTCAGAGACCCAGGTCGGTGAGGATCTTGTCGATATCGGAAGGGGTGAGGATGATGCGGCCGACGCCGGGCTTGCCGTCCATGGCGTTGCGCAGCGCGCTCGCCACGGCGGCGGCACTGATGCCGTCCATCTCGGACGGCCCGTCGTAGAGCGTGCCGTCGTGCAGCTCGACGACGATGCGGTCGGCGGCCAGCGTGGAGATGCGGAGGGTGGCGGTCATGCCGGTCTCGCCGTCGTAGTCGTACGACCCGGCGACGATCGCCAGCGTGGCGCCCCCGTCGTCGTCGAGGTCGACGGCTGCGTGATGACCGGCGACGAGGCTCGGGTGCTCGCCGACCTGGGCTTCGGTGTAGGGGATGAACTCGGGTGCGGGCATGGCTAGTCCTTGATCTCGATGTTGGTGGTGTCGTCGATGGTGAGGATGTTGGTCTCTTCGACGATGCGGTCCTCGAACTCGGGCGAAAAGAACACGCGCTCTTCGATGCGCTCGATGACGCCCCGCGTGTTGGCGTCGAGGGCGCCGAGCTGCTCGAGCAGGGCGTGCCCCTGGGCCATCAGCCCGTAGTCGAGGTAGCCGATCTCGCTGGCGTGCACGACGAGCGTCTGCGTGATGGAGCGGGTGACGCTGCGGGTCAGCCTGATCTCTGGGTCGCCGTGCTCGGTGCCTGGCGGCGTGCCGAGCTCGGCGCCCCTGCCCGCAGCTTGGCGGCCCTTCTCGATGGCCTCGTCGCGAAGCGTGCGGATCACCCGCCGCTGCTCCTCGACCGCCTGTGCCACGGCCCCCAGGCTGGGGCGAGAGAGGCGCAGCACACTGGCGAGCACGCTGTCGAGGTCGTTCAGCATCTCCTTGGTGATGGGGACGGACGGATTGATGGCGTCGCTGGTCATGGGCTAGTCCTTCTCGGTGAGGTCGGGGATGTCGAGGGTGGAGCCGTGCATCACGGACACGCCGCAGTTGATGCAGCGTGCGCCGTCGCTCACGCCGAAGTGGCGCTCGCCCTTCTGCTTGAACTCGTGGTCGCAGGCACCGACCAGCTGCCAGCGGGTGATGTAGCTGGCGACGTAGGCATCGTGCACTCGGGTCACGAAGCTGGCCTTGACGGAGGGCAGCTGCAGGTCAGCCAACGCCAGGACCATCGCGCTCTTTGACCACTTGCGGTGGTCGCGCGGCCGGTCCTCGTCGCGGTCCTGCCTGGCGTGCGTCGTGCCGTACCGGCGGGCCCGGCCGATGACTGCGCGCTGGTCTTTGGTGAGCTCGCTCTCGGTCATGCTGCTGTCCGTCCTGACCAGCAATGCTGGTCGGTCGTGGTGGGTGGGGGTGGTGGCCGGGGCGGGGATCGAACCCGCGTCTCGTCGCCTTCTGTGACGACTGCTCTGCCGTTGAGCTACACCGGCCGGGGCCGCGCTCACCAGGTGCAAGGTCTGGTGAGCACGGGGTCGTGCTAGATCTCGGCGGACTCGTCGATGATCTGGTTGGCGCGGCGGATCTTGGCGACCATGATGACCGCCGCTCCGCCGACGATGATGATCAGCGCGATGCCGATCCCGGAGGCCAGGGCCAGCGGGTTGCTGCCCGTGTAGGCCAGGCCGTCGGCGACGGGCGCCTTGACCTCGGCCGCCTTGACGACGACCGCGGTGGGTGCGGCGTCGAGCACCGGGCTGATGGTGACCGGCGTCTGGTCGACCGGCGTCTCGTCGACCGGGGTGACCGGCGTCTCAGGCGTGGTCGGCGGGGTGACGACGGGCGGCTCGGTGGTGGGCGGCGTCACGACCGGAGGTGTGGTCTCGCAGTGCGTGCCCTCGACGAAGCGGTGCTTGACGTAGAGCGCGGAGTCCTCGCCCTCGGTGAGCACGCCGTCGGCGAGCACCGCGTCGATGTCACCGATGTACCCGTGGTACACGTCGACCTGGTAGATGCCGCACGCCTCGGCGATGAGCGCCTCGGCGACCGCGTCGAGCTGGTCACCGTCGGTGATGCCGACCAGCGTCTGATCGTACGACGCCTGCTCGACGGTCGAACCCTCGGGCATCAGCCACGCCACGGTGGCGTCGACCTTCTCACCCGGCGTGGTGACCGGCGGGTCGACGACGACGGGCGGGTCGACGGGTGCCGGGTCCGTCGGCGCGGGGTCGGCCGGCGTGCTCGGCTCCGGCGCCGGGTCGGTGCTCGGCTCGGGCGCGGGGTCCGTGACCACGGGCCCGACGACGGGGCAGTCGGCCGCCGCGGTGAACGACCAGGACTGGCCGGTCGACGCGGTGATCGAGTAGCTCGCACCGCTGGCCGGGATGCTGAACACGGGGCTGCGGTCGGTCGAGTGTGCCGCCACGGTGACGACGGCGGGCGGCGTGCCGTCGCTGATCGTGTAGGTGGTGGGCCCCTCGGCACCGAGCGCGTCGAGGATGAACTGCGTGGTGCGGTCGGGCTGGTCGCAGGCTGCGATGTAGTCCTGCACGTAGACGTGCGGACCTTCGGTTGCCGAGGCCAGGGATGCGCTTCCCAGCGCGAGGCCGAGGCCCAGCGCGCTGATGCCGGCGACGGCGATGGTCTTCTTCATGGTCGGTGATCTTCCTGTTCGGAGGTGGATGGTGCGGTGTGCTGACCAGCAGTGCTGGTCAGGTTCAGGGGACGGGGTGGAAGTTCGAGAGGCGGGACAGCACGGCCGTGGCGTGGACGATGAGGTCCTGCTGCACGTCGCCCTTCCTCTCGTTGCTCGGGTCGACCTCGTCGAGCGCCGCCTCGATCTGCCAGTAGGCGTCGTCCTCGCCAGTCTCGAGCGAGTCCTGCTTGGTGACCGGGCCCGACGGGTCGCGGTACTCGAGGGGGAAGGTGCCGATGCGCGCCGAGTGCCACTCGGACCAGTGCCGGGCGAGCTGGAACAGCCACTCGCTCAGGGTCGAGCCGAGGTCCGGGTCACCCTGGTAGGTGTGGTCCCGGAACAGGTCGAGGATCGGGTTGACCAGGCCTGCCTGGTGGTGCCGCGCGTTGACCTGCTCGATCATGGTCTCGTTCTCGGCGTCGACCTCGGTGCGGAACTCGAGCTCGCCGGTCGGCCCCGGCTTGATGATCATCGGGGCGTGGACGTAGCGGGCCTGCATGTCGGCCCGACGAGCGGCGCCGGAGGTGAAGGTGTGGTGCATCAGCTGTCCTCCTTCGGGGTGGTGACGTCGTACACGTAGCCACGCTCGGGCCGGCGCTTCTGGTTGTCGGCCATGACGACCTTCGTCGCAGTCGGGATGACGCTGCGGATTGCAGCCTCGTGGACGTCGCGGGCCTTGAGGTCGGTGGGCACGAGGCGGTTGCGACCGAGCCAGCGGACTCGGATACGGCCAGCACCCGAGACGGGGTGGCTGCTGTACTGGGTGGAGACGCGGAAGGACACGTCGGGCTCCGATCTGACCAGCAATGCTGGTCGCTCAGGTGGTGGGGATGAGCTGGCTGTCGCCTCGCTCGAGGTGGTGGGCAGTGAGGGCCTTGTCGATGGCTTCGTCGACCTCTTGGTAGTTCGACTCGTCGCGCGGCGAGGGGCAGGCGACGCGCACCTTGTCGCCGTTGTAGGTGGTGAGCATGTAGCCCGCACCCTTGGGCAGCGACAGGCCATCAGCCTCGAAGGTGTCGCGGAACGTGCCCGACCAGACGACGACGCGCTCCCGCTTGTGATCCGCGCCGTACTCGTAGTCGGTCATCGTGCCGTACTGCATCAGTCGTCCCACTCGGCGACGACGCCCTGCAGGATGGCGTGCCATGGGTTGCCGAGCAACTTGCGCATCATCTGACCACTCCGGGTGCACGCTTCCCAGATGCGGTAGCTGGTGAGGGAGTCGAGGTCGGAGTCGAAGTTGAAAGCCCAGCTCTCGAACCCATCTTCGGTGGACTCGCGGACCATAGCCTCGATGAACGAGCGCGGACCGTCTGAGTCGTGCACAGGGATGCCGATGCCCGTCGCCCAGTTCGAGACGAAGGTGCGGCCGTCGAAGGTGAGCATGCCCTGGTAGAGGTGGTGCTCCTGGTCCGACCAGGCACCGTCGCCGATCAGGCCGGCGGGCATGGTGCCGATGAACGTCAGCTCGGAGGTCAGCTTCTTGGTGACCCCCTTGCCGTCCTCGAGCAGCAGCTCGAAGGGGGACGGGACGATGCGGGCCTCTCGCCCGGTGGTCTCGGAGACGCGGACGGCCTTGCTCTTGTAGGTGAAGACGTCGGAGGTGTTCATGGTGTGTCCGTTCTGACCAGCAATGCTGGTCGGTCAAGTTGCTACAGCAGTTCCCCGCTAGGAGGTGGCAGGCCACTCGGCGTAGCGCCAGCGGGAGCCGGCCAAAGTCTGGCCGCAGCCCGAGCATCGGGCGGGGGAGAACTCGTCGAAACCCTCGGCGATCTCGTTGGTCACGTCGTCGCGGGTGATCCAGTTGGTGACGACCGGACCAGGCGTGACGCGCTCGCCCCACTCAGCCTCGGTGAACAGCGACCAGGGCCAGGGCGTGTCGTCGTCCTGCATCTCCGGCCACTCGTCGTTCTCCCGGGCCACCATGCAGTCGGTGCAGACCCAGGTGGCGAGGCTGTCGATGATGTCGTCGGTCGGGCTGGTCACGCGGCGCTCCGCTCGGACTCGGCCGCCTTGTGAGCGGCGACGTGGGCACCCATCGAGGGGACGCCAGGTGCGGGGGCGTAGCCAGGACGGGCGACGAGGCCGCCGCAGTCCTGGCACTTGAGGTGGGCGGGGGCGGGGGTGCGAGAGAAGACCATGATGTGCTCCTGGGGCCGTGAGGCTGGGTGGTTGGTGACCAGCATTGCTGGTCGGGGTGGGGGTCAGATCGAGAAGACGATCTGCAGATCGCGGGCTGCCTGCTGGATGGCGCCGAGCGTCTCGATGGGCGGCGTGTTGAGCGGCGCTGCTCGCAGTGTTTTGACGACGAGGTGCCCGAGGGTGGCGAGCGTGACGTCGTCGACCGGCGGCCACGGGTCGAGATGGACGGCGACCCGCTCGGTCAGGGAGACGTCGCCGAACATCTGCACGGCGAGCATCTCGATGACGCCGCGGCGGTAGTCCTCCGTCTCCGGGAGATCGCGGTCGCTGAGTAGCCAGCGCCCGTGGTTGAGCACCTCGAGCTGCGCTTCGGTGAGCGTCTCGCGGGGCTGACCAGCATTGCTGGTCGGTGCGATGGTGACCTCGACGTCCGGCCAGTGGGCGGCGAGGATGTTCTCGACGTGCTTGCGGTATCCCTCGGGGCCGGTGGTGGTGAGGTCCGGGTTGTTGACGATGAGGGCGGGGACCTGGGTGGGGGCTTCGGGCATGATGCGCTCCTGGTTGGTGGGTGGTGACCAGCAATGCTGGTCAGGCGGTGAGGAGGTTGAGGGTGAGCGTCTGGCAGGCGTAGTCCATCGCTTCCTGCCAGGTGGTGAAGTGCCCCCAGATGGGGTCGCCCGACCAGTCGTCCTCGCTGCCGACGACGTACCAGTTGGCGAACTCGGGGCTGGGCTGCGCTGCCCTGGTGACGCGGAAGCGGAGCAGCGGCGGGTCGACGCTGACGAAGGTGATGGACTCGCTCGGGCTGGTGGCTGCGGACAGCAGGCCCTGCACCTTGATGGCGGCGTCGACGGGGTGAGCGGGCAGGGTGTCGGGCCACACCCGGATGGTGAGGAGTGCCTGGTAGTCGAACTCCTGGTCGACCTCGACCTCGATGGAGTCCTGGCCGAAGCCCTTCCCGATCAGCGCCACGGTCACCCGCCTGCGGATCTCGGGGATGTCAACCTCGAAGCCTCGACGCCGATGGGTGGTGAGCCGGAGCTTGACGGTGAACGGGCCGCTGTATCCGGCGTGACCAGCAATGCTGGTCGGGCGGGTGAGAGTCACGGGTCTACTCCGGGTTCGTGTCGTGGATGTGCTGCTCGTGGTCGGTGACGTCGGCGTCGACCTCGGCCTGGTTGTCACCCTCGGTGAGGCCGAGCCGGGTCAGCTCGTCGACGGTGAGCGGGTGAGGGAGGCGGCCGGCCGCGATCATGCGACGGGCGTCGCGGCGGCGGGACTGGGTGGTGAGCCACTGCCCGGGGCGACCGGCTCGTCGCATCCCGAGGGTGCCGTGTACTCGCAGTGACTGGTCCCCGCTGACGATGTACTCGGTGCCGGTGCTGGTCCAGAGGTCGGCAGCCATGTGTGCGCTGACCGTGTCGTGGGCGTAGCTGCCGTGGGCATGGAAGGGGAGGCGGGCGTACTCGCGCTGCCTGGCCGAGTCGCGGTGACCAGCATTGCTGGTCGGGGTGTCGGCGGTCACGACACGACCTCGTCGTGCTGGTCGATCACCAGGATGCGGCCGTCGGTGGTGACGGTGTAGCAGAGCGCCTGAGTCCCGTCGTTGAAGTCGTCATAGATGCAGCGGGGGATGACCGGTGCCGTGCGCACCGGGTCGACGGTGGAGAGTGCGACGGCCTGGCGCTCGATGACGCCCTGGTCGTGGGCCCGCTGGATCACGGTGCCCGTGACGGCTGCGGCGGTGAGGGTGATCGCGGCGCCGATGGCGATGATGCTCGCGAGGCGGCGGCGCTCGGACTTGGTGAGGGGTGCGTCGGACATGCTGACCTCCGGTGAGGGGGTGGAGCCGGCCAGCATTGCTGGTCAGCGGGGGTGTGTGCGGTGGCGGGTGCCACTGGACGAGCCACCACGTCACTGCCGGGGGGAGCAGGGGGGGAGACGTGGTGACCCGACCGGCGGAACCCGCCCACCGGGACGGTGAGGGGACACGTCCCGGCGGGGGAGCCGGTGGAGCGGGCGAGCTAGGCGGTGACGGTGGCTGCGGCGAGCGTGTCGTACTGGGCCATCAGCGTGGCGTTCAGGTCGCCGATGGCGGCGGCCAGGACCTCGAGGTCGGCCAGCGACCAGGGGCGTTCGGCGATGCCCTGCAGCGTGCGGACGGTGACTTCGACCGACTCGGGCACATCGGCCGTGTCGATGGCGGGCAGGTCGCGCTGGTCGGTGACGTCGGCGACGTCGTCGGCTGCCGTGTCGCGGACCGGCTTGGCCTCAGCGACCGCGATGCGCCAGCCCTTCAGCACACCGGTGAGCGCCAGCATCGTCTCGGACTTGTCGCGCTTGATGCCGCCCTGCTCGGACTCGAACCGGAGCGCCTTCAGCGCGTTGGCCGTGCCCGAGCGGGTGATGACCTTGTACGCCATGGCGACCGTGTCGCTGTCGGTGACGCCGCCGATCTCAGCGGGCAGTCGGTACGCCCGTCCGAGCGACCCGATGGTGGACTTCGAGACCTTGTACGCGGGCTCGGTGAGCAGGGCCTGGTGGTCGGCGTCCCAACCAGCAGTGCTGGTCGGCTGCCCGTCCGGGCCTGCCAGTTCGGGGAAGTCGCTGACGACCCGGCCGATGGTGACCAGCGCGGCGAGGTCGGCCTCGGTCGTCTCACTGCCGAGGTTGTCGGCGATCAGTTGAGCCCGGGTGAAGACCGCCTTGCCGTCGGTGGCGTATGAGCGGACGAGCTTGGAGACGAGGGTCTTGGTCGTGAGCATGATGATGACTCGCATTCTGCCGGGGCAACCGGCGGTTAGTGGTGGTGGAGCGTCTTAGTGGCTGGTGTCTCTGTGCTGCTGCACCGAGCTTAGCAGTAAGCCCGTTACCTGTCAAGTGCAACCCCGTGACACATGATGGGGAAGCTGCTAGCCCGACGACCAGGACGGCTCACATCGGGAGCAGTCCCTTACAGGGGGGCTGTGCATACTCGCCCACACCCGGGGGCGTGGAGAGCATCAGCGGCGGGAGAGGCGGATAGATCCGGGGGAGGGGGTGACTGTCGTGCGACGTTCACGCCCCTCTGGGCCTGTGCCTCTGTGCTGCTGATAGGTGTAACTCTCTCACACATCAAGGGTAAGTGAGCTACCTAGAACGGGTGAGGAACGGGTGATCGTTGCCGGCATGGATGTCACCCTCCCTCACCCTTGACACGGTGACGTGGTGGTGGTATCGCGCGCACGTGTGCACGCACGCCGATGAGTGGTCACTGCTGACACATGGCGTGTGAGGTGATGACACATGATGTGGTGGGATGGGACACCCCACACGTCAGTGGATTACACATGATGTGGTGTGTACT